GTGTTGATTCCGGCGCGCGAGCGGGACGAGATCGATTGGGACATGGCCAATCGTCTGGCGACCGAGAACAAGGACTTCCTCGGCTTCGTGAAGCTCGTCAAGCAGTTCTACCAGACCGGCGAGACGCGCGCGGCGGACTGGGATCTGCCCACGGCGACTGTCTGCCCGCGCTACTCGAGGTGCCCGACCACGTCGAGCCGCTGGTCACCACGCTGGAACGCGCCGAACCAGGAGTCTCTCGAATCGGCGCGGGCGCGGCTGATGAGCATGGCGAAGCCCTCGCATCCGCGTTGACGAGACGTGGCGAAGTCGGTGGTGTCGAATCGTGCCTCTCTCACCAGCGTGGGCGCGACTGACTTCATGGCATACTCAAAGAATTCGAGCAGGCTGCTCTGCAGCTTGTCGTCGATGTTCGCTGCGGTGACGTCGTCGATGATGGCTTTCCTGAATCGGGGGGTCATAGAATCGCTCCGGGATCGATGGGATGACATGAACGCGCTGTTCCGGCGAAAAGCCAAGCGCGTCTGACCTGCCTTGCATCAGGTGTTGCCGAGCAGCCAGGTGGCTTCGGCAGCTCGGCGCGCTACCAAGCCCGGGAGTACCTTTCCGCCGCCGTAGATCCATCGGCGCAGTTCCGTTGCTGCTGCGATCCAATCCCGTTGATTGACCCGCCGCCGCAACGTCGATGTCTGCAGCCGCCCGGCGCCGAGGTTGAAGGTGAAGTCCACGATGGCCGCGAGCCGCCCTTCCGGCTCGATTGCCAGTACAGGGCAGTAGCGCAACGTGGCGGCGAGCGCCACCCTCAGATCCTGGGCGAGGTAGGCCTCGGCCTCGCCTTCCGTGATCGGCGGGTGCTTCGGATCGCAGAGGTGACCATAGCCGATCGTCGGATAGCCGGCCGGACAGATGTACGGATAGGCGCGGTTGGGATCGTGCTTGGGCACGCGGTGGAAGCCCTCGAAGCGTTTGGCCAGCTCGATGGCCGCTTGGGGTACCGCAATCACGGCCGCACCCGGTCGAACACGCGGCCGAGGAACCAGAAGTTCAGCACCCCGGCCCACAGGGCCTGGTCGGCCTCGGTCCAGGCCGCCTGGATCGCCGGGATCCAGTCCGCCCCGGCCTCGACGGCGCCCACGAAGGCGGCAGTCTTGGCCGCGCAGTACAGCGCCATGAACCAGTAGGTGATGACGGGCCGCACGCTGCTTGAGAGCGCATCGGCCCAGCGCGCGCCCGATCGCTGTCCCTGGGCGGCCACGGCCTCGCGCAAGGCCTCGATGGCCCCGGTATTCCACGCCGCATCTGCACTCGCGCCGATCTCGGCCATGCGGCTTGCCCCGCGCAGTTTCTCGAACTCCAAGGCCTTGTCCTGCATGGCGAGTTCGTGACTGCGCTCGCCCTTGCGGTCGAGCCACTTGAGGATCTCCGGCGCGAGGCGGAAGGCCCCGCCCAGCAGCCCACCGAGCAGGGTCTCGATCATTGGCCACCTCCCATCAGCTTCAGCTTGAGGGCGCCCCCGACCAGCAGGGCGGCGAGGATGGCGGTCGTGGCCACCTTGATGGTGGTCTGCCATGCCGTGCGGCGCGCGTCGCGCCAGGCTTCGAGCAGATCGCGCAGTTCGCGGATGTCCCTTGCTGCGTGGCCATTCTCGAGGCCGAGGTGCGCGAGCACCCGCTCGGCCCCGCGTTCGGCGGCGCGGTCGAGCAGGTCTTCGAAGTCCTCGCGGCGCAGGAGCAGCATGTTCTCGACGAGGGCGGGAGCTTGGGTCGGTTCAGTCATGGGCGGTCTCCAAAAACGACGAACCCGCCACGCGGGCGGGTTCGGGGATGACGGATCGGGGTAAGGGTTCAGACGGAAATGCCGGCGCTCCAGCCGACGGCCTTGTAGACGGCGAGCCTGTCCTCGGCGGCAATAAAGGCCAGCCAGCCGACCTTCGGGGCGTGGTACTCCCAGGCACCATTGACCCACACTGCAATCTGGTCGGTCCTGCCGGCCCAGGCGCCGGTGGCACCGGCCGACACGATGTAGCGATCGCCCTCGGTGGGACTAGCGGGCGGCGTGGTCGTGGTGCGGCTCGTCACCGACAGGCCCACGATGGCGCCCAGGCGCTTCAGGTTCGCGTCCATCCCGGTGTGCCAGCCGGATTCGCCCAGCGTCCAGCCGTAGACGAGGCCCAGGTTCGGATCGGTCTGTGGCATGGGTTCAACTCCTCTCAAGGTGGGTCATCGCCCGCCGGTCAGGCAGAGCGCGGCGGTGGTGTTGGTTCGGGTGCTGCCGCCAGTGGCGGCCGACGAGGGGCAGGTGCAACACGCTGCCCTGCCGGGCCACGAGGCGGGTGAGCAGCCAGTCGGTGCCGGCGTCGAGATCGGCGATGCGTGTCAGCACCGGCTCGACGGCGCTTCGGCGCATCACGATCAGGCCGTGGACGTGGCTGGCCGAGTGGGCGTGTTGCAAGGCGCTGTAGGCCAGTCGCCGCACGCCGAGGCTGTCGCCGTGCTCGTCGATCAGGGCCTCGTCGGTGTAGGCCAGCACCGCCTGCGGGTAGGCATCGAGCGCATCGGCCAGGGCCGCGAAGGCCGCAGCCTCATAGCGGTCGTCGGGATCGACGAAGGACACGAGCGGCAAGGCCCCTCGCGCGAAGCCTGCCGCGCGGGCCTGCCCCACACGCCCCGGGATGCCTGGCAGCAGATGCAGGCGGATCGGCGCGCCGACGAGGCTCGCCAGACATTCCTCGCGCCAGTGTTGGGGCTCGTCGAGGGTGAGCAAGTGCACGTCGATGCGCGGCTGCGGGTGCAGGTCGAGGGTGGTCTCCATCACACCCTGCCCCAGTACTGCCCCCAGCGCAGGCCGTAGCCCGCGCGCTCGACGGTGCGCACCTGCGCCTGCCAACTCACGAGCCCGTCGCGTTCGGCCTCGATCTCGACGGTGACGCGGTCGCCTGCGACGCCGGCGTCCGTCGCGCTACTCGCCACGTCCCAGGTCCAGGCGTGGCCGGTGAGGCCGGTCTCGCTGCGCACGAGGGTGCCGTTGCGGTCTCTGATGCGCACGGTGTAGGTCGTGCCCGGCTCGGGGCCGATGTCGCCCTCGTCCTGCCGCACGAGGTAGGCGGTCTGGAGGGTGCGGTCGCGGTGTGCCCAGGTCAGGATCAGGTCGCCGGCGACCACGGCTGGCTCGCGCTGGCCGTTGAGCCGCACTCGCCCCGGTGGGTACGGCCTCGCCTGGCGCCCCGCGAGCACGAGGGGCGCGCCGTTGGCGGCCAGCACCGCATCGCCATCGTCGCTGGCCGTGCGCGGGATGGCGGCGACGAAGACCGACTCGCCCGGCGCGCGCTCGGTGGTCTCGGCGGCCAGCCACTCGCCCACGCCCACCAGCCGGGTGCCGACCGGATGCATCTGTGGCGTGGTGTCGAGCACTCCGCGGGCGAGATCCACCGTGCCCGCGGCGGCATCGAAGGCGAGGATCGCCACGGCCTCGCGGATCGCACCAAGCGCATCGACCAGGTAGGCGTAGTCGCCGACCGCCAGGCGCTCGGGCTGGGCCAGCGCCGTCACCGGCACGGCCAGCGCATCGGCTTCGGTGGCCGGCAGCGCCTGGCCGAGCGTGAGCAAAGGCGCGTAGTCCTCCGGGGCCACCGCCTCGAGCTCACCGCCCGTGGGCCCGGTGGCGAGCTGCCAGTTCAACTGCCCCGTGCCGCCCGCGCAGGCCAGGGCTCCCACGTAGGTGTCGGTGTCGGTGAGGGTGGCGAGATCGGCCCGGCTCAGGCGCCGCGCGAGTTCCCAGTACGGCACCTCGACGGCCAGCACCAGGGCCGGCGACATGGGCACGAGGGGCGGCTCCTCGACCGGTGGCGGCGGGGGAGACAGCACCGTGTCGTTCATGCCGAAGACGTCCTCCACGGCCTCGATGCGCCATTCGGTGGCGCCCAGCGTGCCGGTGTCGATGCCGGTGACGCGCACCACCATGCGCTCGATGCCAAGGCGTGGCCAATGCAGCAGGAACACGTCTCCCGGCAGGGGCGGACGCTCCAGGGCGCCGGGGACGATGGTCAAGCTCATGCGCGCCAGGGGCGAGCCGAGTGCGCGCAGGTCGCGCAGCGCGAGCCGTGCGGCCAGCGGACCAAAGTTCACGCCCGGATAGTCGCGCCGCTGGTTGATCACCCCGCCTTGCAGTTGGATCGCGGCGAGGTTCTCCACCGTGACGGTGGACTCCTTGGCCGTCGCCCAGTCGGTGTAGACCACGGTGATCTCGTTGGGCAGTTCCCCCCACTGCGCGCGCTCGAAGCGTTCCACGCGCACGATCTCGTCGGGGCCCAGGAGCGGCAGGCCCTCGATCCAGTAATCGTCGCGCAGGAGCTTGAGCTCGAAGCGGCCCCGTTCGGGGTCGAGGTAGAGGATGCCGCCGACGTGGTCGAGCACCTGGGCGATGAATGCCTCGATCGGCTGCTGGCGCGTCCAGACCAGGTTCAGGCCGAAGCCTTCGGCTTCGAGCGCCCAGGCCGCGTTCCAGAAGCTTGCGCCGAGGGTGGATGGCGGATAGCCCATGCCCCAGTGCGGGTCGGTGAGGCACTGCACCAGGATGTGGGCCGGGTTCATGCCGACGGTGAGAGAGGTGCCGGTGTCGGCATCCCAGGTCCGCACCTCGGCGTTCCAGGGCATCCAGGGTTCGCCGTGCCAGCCCGCCGTGAAGCGCCGCACCCGCACCGCCCAAGGCTTGAGGTAGGGGTTGTTCGCGGCGAACAGGATCTTGCGCGCCACCAGCGACAGCACCCCGCGAAACGCCGGGATGGCCGCGCCCAGGCGGCTCATCAGGTAGTCGTTGCGGCCTTGCGTCGCATCGCCGCTGAGCACATCCACCTCACCCACCACGCCGCCTTCGCGTTCGTCGCCGCCGAAGAGCGTGGGCTTGTGGATCGAGAGCCGCCCCAGCCCATGGCCGCTCGCCAGCGGCGCGCGGCTCGCATCGCCCCAGGCGCTGCGATCGCCGACCTGGATCTCCTGCACCGCATCCACCGGCCCCTGGCACAGCACCAGGTGCATGCCGATGCGGTAGCGGTAGCCGACGGTCTGCTTCTTGCGGCGGCCGCCCATCAGCGCGGCTCCTCATGGCAGGCCTGCGCGACCTCGACCACGCGTGCGGCCATCGCGTCGCCGGTGGCCAGCAGCACGGAGGCGGGCAGCCCCCGGGCGAGGAAGTCACGGAAGTCCAGGCCTTGGCGCGCGAACCAGGTGCGCGTGCCGTGCACGCACAGGCCTGCGGCGCGCACGTGGGCGATGGTGACGGTCACGTCCTTGCTCATTTCTTGCCGCCCTTCTTCTTGATCGGTTCGGCCGAAAGATCCCCGTACCACACGACGTTCGCCCCGCGCAGCAGCACCGCGCCGAAGACGACCGGGATCGGTCGGCCCTCCTCGGCCGTGGGCGCGTCGAGGTCGGAGAGTTCGGCGGGTTTCGGGGTGGGCGGTTTGGGCGCGAGGGCGACGGAGACCAGCGCCGCCACGACGATGACGACCAGGTACCACATGGGAGGTCCTGCGGGTTTCAGAAGACGCCCGTCGAGAACGGGTTCTTCGTCGGAATGAAGGGGAAGCCGCCGTAGTTGGCGAGGTTGTCGAAGCGCGCGGCGCAGGTGGGCATGCTGTGATCGCAGCCGGCCACGAGCTCGACCGGCGTCTGCGGCGCAAGCCCCACCGGATAGAGCAGTTCCACGCCCGCATATGATTCGCTGACGATCATGTGGCGCGCGCCTGCCGGCGTCTGCAACCAGCCGCCGGCGAGCATGCCGGCCACCTCGGGCGGGAGGCTCGCCAGTTCCACCTGGCGGCCTTCGGAGCGGATCACTTCGGCGGTGGCCGAGATCGGCGTCGCCCCGCACGCGGCCGAATACAGCACGTGCGAGCAGGCGCGGCTGTAGAGCCGCCTGAGACCAATGCGCTTCAAGCTCACCTGGGCGGACTCGCAGCGGATGCGCGCAGAGTCATCGGCCACCTCCACCCCGAGCACGCGGCCCATCCAGCGCGTGCCGGAAAGCCACCAGGCATCGCCCCAGGCGTCACGTCGGGCGATCCGTAGCCGCACCGCGGTCGCCTCGCCGGTGAGGGTCGCCTGCAGCAGATGCCGCACGAGCGCGTGGTCGGGTGGCAGCTTCAACTCCAGCGCCGACTTGGCCGCCTCGGCCCCGAGCGCGAGCGCGCTGCGCTCGAGGGGGCAGCGCTCGTAGCGCTGGCCGCCGATCTCCACGTCGAACTCGTGCGGGGTGAGCCGGAAGCTGCCGCTCGTGCCCTCGAAGGCGTAGAGCTCGACCTCGAACAGGGGGCTCTCGCTCATGGTCAGGACGGGGTGTACGTGATGAGATCGTTGCCGCGCGGCTCGGGCAGCCGGCGCAGGGTCAGGGGCATCTCGACCAGCTCGGGGGTGTGCCAGTGGAGCTCCACCGCGTCGTGGTCGAGCCGGCAGCGCGAAAGACGCAGGACGCGGCTGCCGGCCGGGACGGGGGCTTCGAGCCCGGAGCACAGCACCAGCACGCCGCCGCCGTCGTGATGGCAGGTGGCGGTGAGCACGTGCTGGCGCTGGCCGTCGGGATGCACGATCAGCGCACCGGCCGGGCGGTGCCAGAAGGCCGAGAGGTCCTCACCTGTGACGCGCAGGAAGCCGTCTTCTCCATCAGCCTCACGCGTCACGCGCAGCACCGGCGCCAGACCGTCGGGCAGCCAACAGGCACCGAGCCGCCCCTGGGCGCGGTACAGCCGCGCGCGCCAGCGGGCGATGTCTTCACGCCCGGCAGCCAGAAACCGCCGCTGGAAGCTCGTCGTCGGCCACGGGTCGTCACGGCGGACCCAGGGGTCGGCCGGCGAGACGTCCTGCCGGGTGACCACGCCCTGCGCCGTGACGGAAGGGTCGTCGCGCCAGTTGCCGTCGGGCCAGACGGGCAGGCCGTCGAGCCAGGGATCGTCGAGCAGCCCTTCGTCGGGCAGCGGCGCGAAGGCGACCTGCGCGGTGACGCTGCCCGCGACGATACCGGGCACCCACTGCGCGAACTCGGCCGGCTCCACCGCGAGGCCCTCGACCAGGGGTAGGACGGTCGCGCCCGCGGGGACCGCCCGCGCCAGCGGCTCGGTGAGCCAGAGCCGCTCGGGCTCCACCTCGGCGAGCGCCAGCACCTGCCAGCCGTCCGGGGCCATCAGCAGCGCGAAGCGACGATCCGCAGGCCAGTGCAGGCCGTCCTCCTCCAGGCGCAGCTTGGCTGCGGCCGGCGCAAAGTCCGCCTCATCCACCGGCGTCACCGGAAGCAGCCGCGCGCCGGTGTCCGCCGCCGAGGTCAGCCTCACCACGTGCTGCGGCAGCGGCCACCACGCGAGCCGGCCCAGATGGTCGGCCAGCCATTCGGCCGCCAGCGCGTCGCTCGCGCGCCCGTGGCCCACGTGGTAGGTCAGGAAGCGCCGCGGCACGCGCCGCAGCCCCTGCCGCGCCTCGTTGCCCGAGGCGAGCCGCACCACGCCGGTGGCCCATTGCAGGCGCTCGACCAGGGGCTCGGCCCAGTCGTGACGGAAGGCGAACACACCGCGCTGGGCCTCGGGCCAGGGCGTCTCGCCGAAGGCGTCCATCGCGGTGGCGACGATCGCCGCCGCGGCGGTGTCGCGGCGCAACACCTCGACGAGCAAGGCGGGTGCGTGCAGCGGCGGCGCGTGCTCCGCCAGCGTCTCGGCCCACAGCGTCGAGAGATGGGGGGCCGGCAGCGGCTGGGCCGAGGTCTCGGCCAGCGCCGTGGCGGCCAGCGCCCCGAAGGCCGCGCGCGAGATTGCCTCGGCCCGTTGCTCGACAACGCTCACCCCCGGCGTGGGTTGGCCACCGACCTCGGCCACCACCTCAGGCAGGACCCGATCCGTCATGCCGACTCCAGCCCGAACTCGGCGGCGTTGAAGGCGCCTTCCGTCCACTGGACGTTGCCGTTCGGGTTGCGCTCGAACAGCGCCGTGTGCCAGGCCAGTTGCTCTTGCAGATTGATGTCGGTGCTCACGGCGGTCTGCGCACCGCTCGCCACGAGCCCACGCACGCGGCCGCTGCCCGCATCCGTCTTGCGCGCGAGCAGGGTCACCTGCACGCCGTGGATCGCCGGGGTGGTCATCACGGGCAGCGCCTCGACGTCGAACGTCTGGCGCAGGCCCGCCGTGGCCGCGCGCAGCGCCGTCGTCTCATCGCCGTCGCTCACCGCAGCCCAAGCGGGCAGTCCCGCGGGCTCGACCGTCCATTGGTTCAGTGCCCCAGACGCTTGCGGCTTCAGCGCATCGACCCGCACGTCGCCGAGGAAGGTGTTGTTGATCGTGCCCGAGGTGTCGGCGAGGTAGAGGTCGTCCACATCGACGGTGACCGGGCAGGGTTGGCCCGGCACGCTGCCTGCGAAGGCGGTGAGCAGCGGCCCGCCGCCCTGGGTGGTGTTCTGCGCCGACAGGGTGATCGCGAGCACGCCGTTGAGGCGCACGTTCAACGTGCCGTTGCTCGTGCCCTGCACGACCTGCAGTTCGACGTAGTGCCACCCCCGCACGGCCGCCGTCATGACCGAGGTCGAGATCAACTGGTCCCAGCCGCCCTCCCATCCCATCCGCCGGTAGAGCTTCAGGCGCCCGTCCTCGCCGATCTTGACGAGGTGCGCCACCTGCGCGGTGGTGTCGCGCACGCCGAGCAGCACCGGCTCCTCGCCGGTGTTCTCGAACGGCGCCACGCGCAGCGCCGCACCCACGATGAGGCTGGTGCGCCCGGTCTCCAGGTTCTTGACGTAGCCGCCGCCGGCACCTGCCGGCAGACGCAAGGCGTAGGACGAGGGTCGCCGGCCCTGGATGCGCTGCGCCTGCGGCGACAGGTACGCCGCCTTGCCGCGCGCGAGCCACGGATCGCCGAAGGGGTCGAGTGCCTGTGGGTCGTAGTGATCGAAACCGTCGATGAAGAGCAAGGCCATGGCTATCCCTGGAGCGCCGCGCGCACCGCGCGCGCGTTGCGCCCGATGATGTTGAGGATCACCCGCTCGCCCGCGGGGGTCTGCAGGTGGTCGTGGGTGACGCCCGGGTCGATGGCGTTGACGATGCGCACGGCCTGGCTGACCTGCGGTGCGGCCGGCTGCACCTGGACCTGGGGCACGAGGCCCCCGGCGGCCAGGGCCAGACGCCGCCCGTCCCACACCGGCGGGGCGTGCAGGCCGTTGAGGGCATCGAGGAAGGCCACGCCGACACGCCGGACCGCCGCCGCACGCACCACGTATTCGCCGGCCGACAGCCGTGCCGGGATCGAATCCGAGGTCGCCGTGCCGGGACCCGTGACGAAGCCGCCGGCCGCGAACTTCTTGATCCCGCCCAGCAAGGCCATGACGGCGGCCACCATCGCCGCCATCGCGGCGATGGCCAGCGCCGGCCCGGCGATGGGGATGGATGCCTGCGAGGCCGCCGCGCCCGCGCCGGCCTGGGCCGCGTCCATCGACACCTTGGCGGTGGTCTCGGCGGACTTCTGCGCCACCGACTGGGCGGCCGCCGCTTGCTCGATCGCCTGCTCCTGCTGCACGAAGCCGAGCTTGAGCGCCAGCATCCGCGCCTGCATCGCCACCCACTTCTGGAAGGGCTGGATCACCATCTGCTGCAGGAAGGCGTCGGCCACTTGGCGGAACAGGTTCGACAGCGCCTCGCGGAAGCTTTGCGCGCCGGTGACCATGCCCTGCAGGGCGTTGCCGAAGCCCTCGCCGATGCGGTTCCACAGCGGCGCGAGTTCGTCGGTGACCAGCCGCGTGCGCTCCAGTTCGTTGCGCCAGGCGGCCACGCGGTTCACCGCCTCCGGCCCGATCGCCTGCGCGGCCTGCTGCATCGCGGGCAGCAGGCGCTGCATCTCATCGGCGGACTCGCGCTGCAAGGCGACGATCCGTTCGCGGGCCTGGGCTTCGGTGAGCAGCCCGGCCTGCTGCTGGATCTGGATCGCCTCCTGGGCATTGCGCAGCCGCTCGGTGACGAGCCGCCACTCCTGTTCCAGCCGGGCGAGGTTGGCCTGGGCGGCCTTCACGTCGATGAGCCGGTCGATCAGCGCCACGCCCGCGGCGTCGTTCTCGGCCGCCAGGCGTGCGCGAAGATCCCGGACGCTGCGCTCGATCGCGGCGCGCCGGTCTTCCGCCGTGTCGGTGCCGGTGAGCTGGGCGAGTTCCTCGCGCGCCTGGGCCAGGGCCTCGGCCAGTTCCCGCTCGGCCCGGGCGGCGGCGCGGGCGTTGGCGACCTCGATGTCGGCGCGGCGGTCGTTGAGGACGATGAGGTCGGCCTCGAGCTTGGCGATCTCCGCTTTGGCTCGCAGGCGGTCCGATTCGGCAGCGCGCGGGTTGGTCGCGACGGCTTGGCTAGCTGCGAGTGCCAGCCGGCGACGGGCGATCTCGGCGTCGAGTTCGCGCTGCTCCAGCGCAGTCTTGCGGCCGTGGTAGTCGCGCACCGACAGCAGCCGGTCTTCCAGTGCTTGATCGAGCGCGCGCTGTTGGCGCTCGAGGCCGTCTTTGAGCAGGGCGAACTCGGCGTCCATCTGCGCCTTGCGCAGGGCCGCCAGGGCGCTGGCGGCCTCGCGGGCCTGGCCCGGAGCCGTGAGCCGTTGCAGCAGCGCCGGGTCGGCCTGCACCTTGGGCGCCTGGACCTCGATGGGCTTGGGGTCGAACAGGCTGTCCCGGAACTCGGCCAACTCGTCCAGACGCCGCACGAGGCTGCCCTTGAGTTCGGCGATGATGGCCTTGGCCCCGGCGGTGTTGCCGCGCAGGGCCTCGACCGCCGCCGCGACACCAGCGCCGATCGCCTCGCCGAGTGCGACGAAGGCCTTGCCGACCGTGGCGGCACCCAGCGCCAGGGTCTTGAGCACCAGCACCACGCCGTCCAGGATCGCGCGCAGCGTGCCGCCCTGCTTGGCCGACTCGACCATGCCGCCGGCCATCTCGTTCAGGGCCGGCAGGAAGGCCTCGATCACCCGGTTGGCCAGACTCGTCGCAGCCAGCCGCAGCTTGGCCAGCGAGTCGTTGAACACCTCGGCCTGCGCCGCGGTGTCGCCGCCGATCTGCACGCCGAGCGCTTCCATCTCGCCGGTCAATGCCGCGATGCCTTCGCGTCCCTGGTTCAGGAAGGGGATGAGCTCCGCGCCGCTCTTGCCGAAGAGCTGCACCGCCAGCGCCGACTTCTGCGCCCCGTCGGGCATGGCCTGGAAACGGTCGGCCAGATCGAGCAGCACCGCATCGGTCGCGCGCAGCGTGCCGTCCTGGTTCTGGAACGCCACGCCCAGCGCTTTGAGGCGCCGGGCGGACTCCTCCGAGCCCGTGGCCGCCTCGAACATCGTGGTGGCGAGCTTCTTGAGCCCGGTCTCGAAGGTCTGGGCGGAGACACCGGACAGTTCCGCCGCCGGCACCAGGGTGGACAGAGCCTCCACCGTGATGCCCACGCGCTGCGAGAGCTTGTTCAGCGCATCGGCCGACTCCAGCGCCGACCTGACCATCGCCGCCAAGCCCGCCGCCGACAAGGCCACGCCGAGCCCGGCCAGCACGCCGTTGACCCGGCGTGCGGCGTCGGCCAGGCCGCCGAGGTTGCGCTGGATCGAGCCGAAGGCCGCGCGCGTCTCGTCGACGGCGCGGATGAGGATCTGGGCTCGCTCGGTTGCCATTAGAGTTTGTCCAATTCACGCCCGATCGCGGCAGCGAGCTTGGGCAAGGCGCCTTGCACGCCTGCTGCGAGATCGAACCGGCGCTTCAGATCCACCCGCCGCACCAGCACGGCGATGGGGATCTCCTGGCCGCGCTGCAGGCGCTTGACGCCGCGGCGCTCGCGCTCGGCGCGCTTGAAGCGGTTGAGCTGCGCGGCGTTCTCGCGGAGGTTCTCGGCCATCAGCAGCACGCGGCCGTTCTTCTCGACGAAGAAGGCATTGCCCGAGCGCATCAGGCCGTCGATGACCTGACGGAAGCGCTTGGGGCCGATCCGTCCCGGTAGCAGCGGGATCAGCATCCGGCCCGCGACCGTGCCACCCTGGGTGTGGATGCCCAGCCAGGGGATGCGGCTGCCCACCCACAGCGCGGGCAGGCGATCGGGCTTGCGGTCGAACACCTTGGCCTGCAGCGAGGCGACGAAGCTCGCGCGCCGGATCTGGAAGGCGCTGCGCATCTGGGCGCGGGCGGCCTCGCGCACCTCGCGGCCGCCCGAGACCATCCCTTTGGCGACGGCGGCATGGATCGCCCGTCGGCGTTCGGCGCTCCAGGCCGAGAGCCGCCTCGGATCGAGCAGTCCGGAGGTGGCCAGCGTCAGTTTCATGGCTGCATGTCCTCCCACAAGTCGCGCTGCAGCCGCTCGATGGCCGCCCGGTCGCCCTGGGCCGCCACCGCGTGCAAGGCCAGCCGCAAGGCGTTCTGCCTACGTTCCAGCCGGCCGTGGGCGGCCAGCAAGCCGCGCACTTGCGCGAGCGTGTAGCCCATCACCTCGGTGTGGCGGTGGCCGCAGGCGACGAGCCGGGCGACGGCATCGTCCCAGCCGAGAGGATCGGCGCCAGCCGCTCGCCCACCTGCGCGATGCTCGGCGCCACCTGCCGCACGAAAAAATCCGCGTTCACCTCGAACACGGCACAGGCCAAGGTGACGGCCTCGTCGAGCGCCAGCCCCTCGATCCAGGCGCGCTCGCGCCGGGTGGCGAGCGCGAGCAGCTCCAGCACCGCTTCGCCGTGTCGTCCCAAGAGGTCGAGCCAATCCGGCTCGGTCGAGAGGTCGGCGGCGATGGGCCGCACCGCGGCGAGGATCCGGGGTAACTCGCCCAGCCGGATCGGCGTGAGTTCCAGCGCGGTGCCGGCCACCGTGACCACCTGGGGCACGGGCGGGAAGGTCTGGAAGTCGGTATTGCTATCGGTCATCGCCATCCCCTTACAAGAGCACCAGGCGGCCGAACTGGCCGAGTTCGCCGTCGGCGGGCTTGGAGAGGTCCGCCAGCACCTGGCCGGAGAGTTCGAACTTCAGCAGTTCGTCGGTGATGATCGAAAGCTCCTTGGCCGGGTTGATCGCCACGCGATAGAGGTCGATCACCACCTCGCGGTTGGCGTCGGCGGTGTTGAGGCCCTCGAAACGGATCCAGCGCTCGGGCAGCGGCCGGGTGAACATCGCCGTGCTCTGCGCGGCACCAAAGGCGTAATCCACGGTGAAGGGCTCGACATAGGGGCCGCCGGTCGTGGCGTCGAGGATCAGCACCGAGCCGTGCCGGGCGTGCACCTGGACCTGCGTCGCCGGCAGGGTCTTGGGCGGGCTGCTCCCGTCCTGGATCTGCACCGCCGAGACGTTCTGGTGCGCGAGCGGATAGAGGTGGCCCGCGGTGACCGGGTTGGGCAGCGCCTCGCCCGTGACCGTGCCTGGCGCCACCGTGGTCGAGTGGCCGTAGAGGGCGAGCGCGAGGTTGCCGGCGCTGAGTTCCTCCAGCGTGCAGGCGAACTCGCCCTTCTTGGTCTTGATGAGCTGCAGGTCGGTCAGGCGCTGGCCGGACTGCGCCTCCTGGTGTTCCAGCGTCTCCACCGACAGCGACACCTTCAGTTCCGGCACGTTGCCGACGAAGGTGAGGCCGGCGGGGTTGCCTGCCGAGTCGCGCGCGCCGATGTAGACGCGCCCTTGTCCAGAGAAATAGGCCATTGCCGTCCCTCCTCAGCGATCGGCAATGTGTCCGGACAACGCGCCGTGTCGGCGCGTTGCGGCGAAGGCTAATGCCCGCGTAGCGGGCGTTAAGCGAAGCGGCCGAAGCCAGAAGTAGGCCATGGTCAGTCTCCCGTGGAGCTTGCCGGGACAGCGGGACCGTCACGGCGCGAGGGTTTGGGGGGTGGGATCAAGGAATCCGGCGTGACGATCCGAGCCACGCCCTGGGCGATCAGCCAGCGGGCGCTGGCCTCGGGCAGGTCCAGCCGCGCGCCCGCGGGCAGGCGCCGACCGGCGTGGGTGTGGGGTTGGAGCAGTTCGATGTGCATGGGGGTCATCCCGGGGTCGTGAGGTCGGTCAGGGCGGTGCGGTAGCGGATCTCGTAGCGCGCCGGCAGCGTCACCGTGCCGGCATCGAGGTCGTCGGCGTCCCAGTCGGCGTCGAGCTCGCGCACCGCGAGCGCCAGGCCGCCCAGGTTCGGGTCCGCGAGCACGGCGGCGTGAGCGGCGACGATCAGCCGGTCGGCCGCGTCGAAGGCGTCCATGCCGCGCGCGAGCGCGACCAGGCGCACGGTGAGCGCCCGGTCCGTCAGCCGGTTGGCATGTGCGATGAGGGCGTCACCCTCGACGAAGACGAGCAACGCAGGGCCGGCCTCGCGGGGCAGCGGTGTCGCCGGCTGGCGCAGCACGGGCGCCGGGGCCAGGGCCGCCGTGAGCCGATCGACGAGGGTGCGCAGCAGGCGCTCGCGCACCGAGTTCATGGCAGCCTCGCAAGCTGGGCCCGGCACTCGCGGCCGTCGCCGAGCGCCCTCACCTCGCGCACGCGGTAGGACTCGCCGGCGATGGTGACCACGTCGCCCGGTGCGAGATGGATGCGCGAGGCCGCGTATTCGATCTCGAAGTCGCGCGCCAGCGCCAGGCCGTCGAGCACCGTCTCGTCCGGCGCACGGAACGCGCAGGACACGGTGGTGGTGCCCACCACGACGGGCGTCAAGAGTCCCGCGCGCTCGGCGGCGTCGTACAGATCCTCCACACAGACCATCGGACAGGACCCTCAGACGGTGAGCTTCACCAGCACGCCGGGCCGGTGGCACATCGGCAGCGGGTTGCTCTGGGTGTGCAGATCGGTGCCGCGGTCGAACTTGCGCGGCTCCTGCTTGGCGTAGAGCGGCTGGCCCAAGGTGTTGACGGTCTCGTTGAAGTCGGCAGGCGCGAAATACGTGGCGAAGGTGTCCACCGTCCCCAGCGGGAAGGCGTGAGCCTCGCCCGCGGCGATGAAGCGGCGCGCGTTGCCGTTGGCATCGGTCGCCTGGCCGCGGTACTCCTCGAAGGTGATGCCGGCGAAGACGAAGCCCGCGCGCACGTCGTTGATCAGGATCGCGCCCTGTTGCCACTGGGTATAGGCCTCCTTGACCGACTTGTGGCCGGTGAGCGCCCGGAAGAACTCGGGCGAACAGAGGACGTGCACGCCGGTCATGAACTCGCCCTTCAAGTTCTCCTCGATGTGCGCCAGCACCTCGTAGCAGTGGCCCTTGACGTCGCTGTTGGCATTGGCCAGATCGAAGGCGATGGTGGCCTGACTGAGCTCGAACTCGTCGAACAGGTCGTAGATGATGCTGCCGTCGGCGTCCAGGATCTGGCCCTTGAGCGCGCCCATGCGCAGGTGCTCGAGGGTGATCGCGTGCTTGTTGCGCATGGTCTCGAGATGTCGAGCGAGCACGCCGGCGACCGCCTCCATCTCGGTTTCCGAGCCGAAGGCCCGGATGCCCTGCACCTCCTCGGGCAACACCACGTCGTCGTGCGGGATGTGCGGGACGACGAAGGAACGCAGCCGGCGCCGGCCGCGTTCGCCCACCGTGCCCGGCGAGCCGGGCGGCCGGGTGGGCAAGAGGTTCAGGCGCCCGGCGTACTCCTCGATGACGACCTGGCGCGTGCGCACGGGCTTGGCCGGAAACAGGTTCAAGGCTTCCAGCCGCCCGTAGCGGTTGGGGATCAGGTTGATGGCGGCGGTCAGGCTCGCCATCGAGAAGCCGGGGGAATCGAAGGGGTTGAGCATCGGGAGACTCCAGAAACGACGAACCCGCCGAATGGCGGGTCGTCCGAGGTGTGGGGAGGGGCGGAATCAGGCGCTGTCGCGCACCACGATGCCGCGCGCTTCGAGTTGGGCGATCGCAGCGAGCTGCTGCGCGGTGGTGATCCCCGCGGGCCAGACGAGCGCGTGGCGCGCGACGATGGCATGGCGAGCGATCAGGATCGCATCCTCGCGGTCGATCAGCGTTGCATCGACCGCGTTGCCCAGGACGCCCGCGGCCACTTCCGTGCCGTCGGTGGCGCTGGGGTCGAGGGCCTTGAGCTTGCCCGTGGCCGTCACGCGCCCGACCACGGCGCCCAGCGGTAGGTTCTGCCCGGCGGCCACGGTCGCCTGCTCGCGCGAGTACAGGTTCGGCGCCTCGTACTTCACGAGGTCGCCGAGGTGGGGGGCTTGGGTGAGCGTGGGCATGGTTCACTCCCGGGTGACGAGTTTCTTGACGGCGGCGACCACGGGCGAGGCGGCGGGGTCTGCGCCAGGGGCGGCCCAGTCCTCGGGGCTATGGGTCGAGCGCACGGCGGACTCCGTGCTGCGCTCAGCGCGCGCTTCGATCAGGGTGCGGCGCACCGCGGCCTCGGTGTGGCCGGCCGCGATGAACTCGGCGGCGCGCTCGGGGCAGCCGGCGATCAGACACAGTTCCGCGATCGCTTGCGCGGACTGCGCCACTTCGCGGCGGGCCTCGGCCACCAGGGCGGCGGCTTCATCCACGCCGAGCGTCTCGGGCGGGGTGTCGGTCATGGAGGGGGTTCCTCGGAGAACGGTCGCCTTCCCGGTCGGGGCTTGGCGCGGCGGGGAAGACGGACGCCGCGCGGCAGAAAGATGTCGGTCGAACTCGGCGAGCACCGCGGCAAGCGTGGCCACCCCGTCGGCCAGCCCCGTCTCGAGGGCCTGCGGGCCGAAGAAGAGCGCGGCCTCGGTCGCGCGCACCGCGTCCTCAGGGAGGCCGCGCATCGCCGCCACGTGCGCGACGAAGAGGCCGTGGAGCCGGTCTACCTCGGCCTGCAGCGCCGCGCGCGCGGCGTCGTGAAGCGGCTCGTGCGGCGAGTAGTCGTTCTTGCGCGCGCCCGCGGTGATCGCCGTGTAGCGGTAGCCGTCCTGGGCGTCCTTGGCCGATTGGTCCACGTGCAGCGCGATCACGCCGATCGAGCCCACGCCGCCGGTCTCGGTGACGTAGAGCCGCTCGGCGGCGCAGCCGATCGCGTAGGCCGCGGAGAAGGCGGCGTCGTTGGCCACGGCCCAGACCGGCTTGAGGCCGGCCGCCTCACGCACGCGGCGGGCGAGCTCGAAGCAGCCGCCGGTCTCGCCGCCGGGCGAGTCGATGTCGAGCACGATGCCGGCCACCAGAGGGTCGGCCAGCGCCGCCTCCAGCCGCGCGCCGATGTCGGCGTAGCTCGTCAGCCCCGAGGCCGCCTCCAGCCCCAGCGTGCGCTTGACCAGGGTGCCGTGGATCGGCAGGACGGCGATCGAAGCTTCCGGAAACGCCTGGGGGGTCGCGGGCCGCGGCAGCGGCGGCGCGAGTTCGACGTCCGGCGCGGCGAGATGGAGGCGCTCGGAGAGCACCGCGAGGATCAGGTCGAGCTTGGCGCGCTGGACGAGCAAGGGCGTCCCGAACAGGCGGGCGGCGAGGTGGGGGAGCATGGGATTGAACGCCTTGCGAGACGCTACTACAATTGTGGTAAATTCGTTGCAGGGCCTACCCAGGTGACGCCATGACGACGTCGATTTCCATCCGCATCGACCAAAAGCTTTACGAACAAGCGCGCGCCGAGGCGCTGGCCGAGCATCGAACCATCGCCGGCCAAGTCGAGTACTGGGCCAAGGTCGGCCGGGCCGCGCTGGACAACCCCGATCTGCCGGTCGGCTTCATCGCCGAATCGCTGGCGTCGATGGCCGAGCCGCGTGAGGACGCGACCCTCTTCGTGCCCCGGTCCCGCCGCAAGGCATGAGCTACGGTCTCAAGCAAACCCGTCGGTTTGCCCGGGCCTACAAGAAGCTGCATGACAACGTCGCGGCCGATGTCGATGCCGCCACCGAAGTCATCGCGGCCGACCCGAACGTCGGGGAACGCAAGAAGGGTGATCTCGCCGATCTGTTCGTCTACAAGTTCCGCAGCCAGAATCAGCTCTACCTGCTGGGCTATACCGTCGATCACGAAGTCCGCTTGATCTATCTCGAAGCGGTTGGCCCGCACGAGAACTTCTATCGCGACCTCAAGCGCTCGTAGGCTCTACGGCATCAGCATCTGAACCATCCTTCTGCGGTGATTGAGGCGCGGCAGCCGGTGTCTGGTCGTGCCGCGGATCCGAGTCGAAGACCAGCCCCAGTTCATCGGCGCGGGCGTTGTCCGCCGCGATCTCGCGGTCGATGTCCTCGGCGTCGTAGCCGTAGGCCGAGATCGCCTCCGAGCGGCTCATCAGCCCTGCGCGGATCGCGAGCTTGAGCGCGTTGAACTCCTTCAAGGGATCGACCCACTGCCAGCCCTGCGGGATCCACTTGGCGGCCTGGTACGCGCGCCGGCGGCGGGCGTAGCCGGGCAGGCTCAGCGCCCCTTCGAGCACGGCCTGCTCCATCCAGGCCCGCCACACCGGGCGGCACAGCTGGTGCACGATCACCCCGTGCTGGATGGCCTCGCAACGGCGGCGGAACTCCAGCAGCCCCGCGCGGATGCTGGAGTAGTTCACCTGGGTGAGATCACCGGTGAGCATCTCGTAGGTGATGCCCATGGCGGCGGCCACGGCCCGGAACTGCTGGCGCATGAACTCGCCGTAGCTCGCGCCCACGTCGGCCGGCGCCGAGAACTTGATGTCCTCGCCCGGCTCCAGGATCTGCAACGTGCCGGGTTCCAGTCCGGCGAGCGCCGCGCCCTGCGCGTCCGGCAGCCCTTCGCCCATCAGGGTGTCCTCGGGGGCGAGCCGCGTGATGAAGCCGGCGAACATCGCCGCGGTCTTCTTGCGCACCAGTTCCGCGTCGTCGTACTGGTCGAGCTCGTGCAGCTTCACCAGCGCCCGCGCAAGCCACGGCTCGCCGCGGATCTGCCCCGGGCGCAGCGGGCGGAACAGGTGGATGACCTCGGAGGCACCCACGCGCACGGTGTCGAGACCTCCCGCGGAGGCGCCCGTGCCCGACATCGGCGCCAGGCTCCCGTCGCCCGGATGCGAGCGGGTCAGGTGATAGGCCACGCGCCGCCCGAGCCGGTCGAACTCGATGCCGGCGCGGATGACGTGGCCCGAGGGCAGGTCGCGGTCGAGCGTCGTCGGCAGGTGTTCCGGCTCGAGCACCTGCAGCTGCAGGCCCACCGGCAGACCGTCCTCGAGACGGCGCCAGCGCAGGCGCACCAGCGCCTCGCCGCCTTCGAGCATCGCGCGGCAGGCGAGCGCCTGCAGGCCGTAGAAGTCGGTGAGTCCTGCGGCGTCGGCCTCCTCCACCCAGTCCCACCATAACGCGTGGATGGCCTCGCGCACGGCCGGGTCCTGCACCATGCTCTGCGGCTTGATGCCGGTGCCGATGGCATTCGCCACGAACGCCTCGATGCCCGCGGCCGCCCAGGCGTTGCGCCGGGCGAGATCGCGGCTCTTGGCGCGCAGTTCGTTCTGCGTGAAAGCCAGCGCCGCGACCGCCCCGGGGTTGCCCACCTGCCAGGCCACGGCCCTGCGGCCGCCGCCCACGCCGTCGTAGGTGGGGCTGGTGCCGAGCAGCCGGCGCTTGAGGGTGCTGAGCCAGCTTGCTGGCGTTTGTGAGGTGCGCCAACCCATCACGTCCCCTTGGTCGTGTGAAGGCGGATCTGCCGCGGCGCGCCGGGCCACAGCCCCGTGGCCACGGCCTGCTCGAAGAGGTCGCGTTTCACCTGGCGAATAGCAGCTTGCAGTTCCTCCACGCTGCGGTACTCGACCGTCTTGTCGCCGAAGCTCACGCGCTTCTCGCCCTTGGCGAGTGCGGCTTGCAGGGCCTCGAGGTCGGCTTGGGTGTAGGCCATCAGCGGTAGACCACGAGGTCGATCTCGGGGGAGTCGGCGAAGGACGCGGCGGTGGTCGCGCAGCCCACATCGACGTGCGTCGGCGTTTTCTCGTCGGCGGTCGAGCGCACGATCAGCAGCCGCTGCGTGCCCGTGTTGGTGTTGCTGCGTGCGACGCCCACCCAGCAGTAGTTCGCGTCCGGCAGCGGGCTGGCGAAGCTCACGCGGTAGCGGCCTGGGGCGAGCCGCGTGACCGAGGCGACGTTGTGCGCGGCCCGCACGACGATCTGGTTGCCGACATGGCCAAAGCACACCCAGGCACGGGCCAGCCCCGGATGGCTGACATCGATCTTGGTCTTGACCTCCAGGCCGATGCGGCTGGCCAGGGCGGCAAGGCGCAAGGCCAGGCTCATCAGACCAGGGCCCCTTCGAAGATCGCGACGAAGTCGGTGTCGGTGTCGCCCACCTCGGCGGCGGCCACGGCGCCGATGTTGCTGCGCGCCTGGGCCTGCTCGGCAGCCGTCAGGGACTGCGCCGCGTCGAAGCGCACGCGGTGGTTGACCGCAGTGAGCAAGGCATCCAGGCCGCTGGTGCCATCCTGCAGCAGCTGCTGGATCTCCAGCAACGTGTCGTAGGCGGCATCGGCCCCGCCCAGGATCTCGGCCTTGAGCGTGTCGAGCAGCGTGACGATCTTGCTCGACGAGTAGGTGCTGGTGGTGGCGACCTGGGTGTCGTCGATCGCACCCGAGGCCACCACCGCGGCCTTCAGCTCGTTGATGGCCGCCACCAGGCTGGACTTGTCGGTGGTGGTGAGGTTGGCGAGATTCCCGGCCTTCGCGCGGACGTCGTTGAACTCCTGCGCGACGCGGATGACGAGGCTCTCGATGCGGGTGGCCAGGGACATGGGTTCTCCTTCGGGGTTCGGGACGGCCGGCGGGGATCAGCGCAGCCAGGGGCTGCGGATGACACGCCGGCCGGGGTGGCGGGTTGCAGAAACCTCGAGGCCACCGCGATGGGTGGCCTCGGGAGGTCGTTCGATGGGCATTTCGTTCGACGGCATGGATTCGCCGGGCGGCGGCAGCCCCAGTTGCCGCTCCAGTTCGCGCCAGTGGCGTTCCTCGAAACGATCCAGCCCCGCGGCACTGGCCGCGGCGCGGGCGTAGACGTAGCAGTCGAGGGCCTCGTTGCGCTCGCGCATCTTCTGCCACTCGCGCACCGCAAAGCCGTGGCGATTACGCCGGGTGACGAGCTGCTCGGCGCACAGTTGCTGCAGGAACTCGGCGTCGATCTTCGGCAGGTGCACGTAGCCGGCAGGGTAGGCCGGCCTCACGCCGTCCTCGGCCACCTCGGGGGCGAGGCGCAGGTGGTCGTAGAGCTCGCGCTTGGCGATGCCCACCGCCACCGAGAACACTTTCACGCCCCGGCGCAGCCGCTTGCCGCCCTGGGTCACGTCGACCGCGGTGGGGGTGCCGATCAGCGCCACCCCTTTGGGCGCGCCCTTGACCGCCATCACCCGGCCGTCGCGCACCCGGCGCACGAAGGCGTAGGCCTCCTGCGTCGCAAAGCCCGTGTCCACCGCCAGGCGGGCCAGCGGCAGCTGCGCGCCGCTCTCGTGCGTCCAGGTCTCGGCGAGCAGGTCGGCCAGCCGCTGCCAGACCGCTTCGCGCGCCGTGTCCCCCATCAGCACCCGGTGCTCGACGAGCCAACACTCCTTGCCGCGCCCGAAGGCCCACACCGACACCTCGACGCGGTCCTTCTGCACGTCGGCGCCGGCGGTGAGCAAGAGCCCTCCGGCGGGGACGGTGCCGATCGGGTAATCCTCGCGCCGCTCCAGCAGGCGCTGCCAGTCCGGCGCCTCGCCCTCCTCGACCCAGGTCTCGCCGAGCTCGTTGTTCTTGAAGGTCTTGATCATCGCCACCGACCGGCCTTCGGCGCGGGTGGCCTTCTCCCAGGACTCCGCGATCTCGCGCCAGCGGCGCCAGGGGCTGTAGAGCGAGGACAGGTGGAAGCCCGCGGTGCGGCTCTCGGCCTGCGCCTGCCACTGGCCGAGTTCGAGCATGCGCGGCTTGTGGTGCTCGGCGATGGGCTCCTCGCAGGCCTCGCACACGTAGGCCGCGTCTTGCGGCCGCCCCGGCTCCCAACGCAGCTGCTCGAAGCGCAGCCACTGCCGGTGCGCGCAATGCGGGCAGGGCACGAAGTAGCGGCGCTGATCGCTCGCCTCGTACTCGCGCTCGATGATCGAGGCCCCGGCGATGGTGGGGGTGGAGACCAGCAGGATCTTGCGTCGGGCAAACGTCCGGGTGCGGGCTTCGGAGAGAATGATCGCATCGCCCTCGCCATCCACGTCCAGCGGGTAGGCGTCCACCTCGTCGAGGAACAGGTAGCGCACCGGCATCGAGCGCAGGCCCACGGCCGAGTTGGCCCCGGTCATCACCAGCACCCCGCCGCGAAACTCCTTCATCAGCACGGTGTTGCCCGAGTCGCGGCTTCTCGCCGGGGCGATGAGTTCGCAGAGCACCGGCGACTCCTCGATCAGCGGGTCGATGCGCTGCTTGGAGTTGCGCTTGGCCATCTCCACGGTGGGCCACACCGCCATCATCGGCCCGGGGGCGTGGTGGATCACGTAGCCGATCCAGTTCGAGCCGGTCTCGGTCGCGCCCACCTGCGCGCCCTTCATGAACACCACGCGCTCGACGGGCGAGGTCGGCGACAGGCAGTCCATGATCGCCTTCAGATACGGCGTGCGCGCGGTGCGCCAGCGCCCCGGCTCGCTCGAGGCCTTGCTCGACAGCACCCGGTGACGGTCGGCCCATTCGGAGACGGTGAGCAGCGGGTCCGGCGTGAGGCCCTCGCGCCAAGCGCGCTCGATGACGTCCCAGCCCTCATAGGCGAACTCGTCCATCAATCGACCCGAACCTTGAGTTCCCCGAGCTCGGCGAGGTGCTCGCGCACGGCGGCATCCAGGGCCACGTGCAGGGTGTGAGCCTCCACGCCGAGCCGGGCCGCCATCTGCGCCGAGATCCGCGCCGGCCAGTTGAGCCAAGCGTCGCGCTCCGTACGGGCGAGCTTGAACACATGCGCGATGGCCTGGTGGCGATCGACCAGTTCGCCCTTGAGGCGGGCCAGCCGCACCTTGTTGGTCTGCGCCTTGACCACCTCGTTGACCGTGCGCGCCTGCACGAGCGTGGTGCCGCCAGCGGGCAGGCCGGTGGCGAGGTTGGGGGCCGGATCCTCCGCCACCCGCACCTTCACGGTCCGGGAGCCCGTTCCCGCCTTCGGCGGCTCGGAGTTCCGGGTCCAGTCGCGGTCGGCCCGGTCTGGGTCGATGGTGCCGTCCGCCTCGGGCGTGATGCGCCCGGTGCGGATGGCCTTGTGCACGGCGGTGTCCGATACCCCACGGTGGCGGGCGTAGGCGCGAATCGAGATGCCCATGGCCCTCTTCGATCAAGTCATCGTCAGTTCTTGGCCAACACCCGCAGAAAACGCTTGGCTTCACGGGCGAGAAGCGCGTTCATCACGTCACTCCGAACCACCCGACCGAAAGGACGCCCGATGAACCCCCACATCCCCGACCTTCTCGCCACCAAGCTCGCCGAGGCCGCCCTGACCGTGCTGGTGCGCACTTGCCGCAAGGAGGTGGCCGCCGCCAGCCGCGACGAGCTCGAAGCCGCCTGCGCCGCGATGCGCGCCAAGGCCCGGCCGGTCATCGACCGCTTGTTTGACGACGCAAGGGCTGCGCCCTGGGTCGGCGAGATGGCCTTCCACGCCGCCGCGCTCGAACTGGCGCAGGCCGGCATCTCGGTGTTGCGCAAGGTCTGACGAGCAATGCGAAGCCAAGCAAGAACGCTTGGCTTCTCACGCGAACAGCGCGTTCATCACCTCACCCAATCACCACGCACCAAGGAGCAGACCATGACCCTGCGCATCCGCCAACCCCAGGTCACCGACACCAACGGAAACGCCCTCGGCACCCGCCTGATCCGAATCGAGTTCGACGAGCAAGGCCCAGCGACCGTGATGCACGACGGCCAGCGTTACGACTTCACCGGCAAGACCGGCACCCACCTCAAAACCGGCTTGGCGGTGCGCGAGATGGCCACCGCGCGCGATGCGCGCCTGTGGATCAGCCTCGATGGCGAGCACCTCTGGGAAGACTGACTCGCGCCGATCCATCCCTATCCAGGAGCAGACCATGAGCACCATCACCCTGACCCCCGCCCAGCACGCGATCCTGGCCCATGCGCTCGAGCACAGCGACGGCCGAATCGACTGGTTCCCCGAGCACATCCAAGGCGGTGCCCGCCGCAAGGTGCTCGACGGCCTGGCCAACCGCGCCCTGATCGCCCGCCAGGGCGAGGTCTGGGTCGTTGCCGACGCAGGCTACGAGGCCTTGGGCGTGCCGCGCCCGGGTGCCCGCACCGCCCCGCGCCAGTCCTTCGTTGCGAAACTCGGTGCGGTGATCGCCCGGGCCGAGCAGGCGCAGACGGCGCGCGACGAGGCCGACCTGGAGGCGGCGGTGAACGCCGCCGAATCGGCCTGGGCGCAGGATGCGCATCGCAGCGCCGAGCCGCGCCGCCCCCGCGCCCACAGCAAGCAGGCGCAGGTGATCGCGATGCTGCAGCGTCCCGAAGGCGCCACCCTCCGCCAGATCATGGACAGCACCGGCTGGCAGGCGCACACGGTGCGCGGCACCTTGGCCGGGGCGCTGAAGAAGAAACTGGGCCTGACGATCGTCTCCGAGAGATCCCCGGGCGGCGAGCGCGTCTACCGGCTTGCCTGAGTCGCGATGGGGCAGCACATCCCGCGCGGGCTGCCCAATCTGACCGGGTTCGTGATTCACTGCGCGATCGCCGACGAGTCGCTCGCCGCCTGATCGAAGGCCAGGCCATCCGCCTCGCGGGTGGCTTGCTGGCCCGTCCAGTCCTGCCAGCGCCGCACGATCACGTCCGCATACTTCGGGTCGAGCTCGATCAGCCGCGCCACGCGCCCGGCCTTCTCAGCGGCGATCAAGGTCGTGCCCGAGCCGCCGAAGGGGTCGAGCACCACGTCGCCGGGGCGGCTGGAGTTGCGGATGGCCCGCTCGACCAGATCCACCGGCTTCATGGTCGGGTGCAGATCGTTCTTCGCTGGCTTCTTGATCTGCCAGACGTCGCCCTGGTCGCGGTCGCCGCACCAGTGGCGCGTCGCGCCTTCGGGCCAGCCGTAGAGGATCGGCTCGTACTGGCGCTGGTAGTCCGAGCGGCCCAGCGTGAAGGTGTTCTTGGCCCAGATGATGAAGGTCGACCAGTGCCCGCCGGCGGCGCGGAAGGCCGCTTGCAGCGTGTCCAGTTCGCTGGAGGACATGGCGACGTAGATCGCGCCTCGGGTGTGCGCCATGATCAGCGCCAGCGCATCAAAGAGGAAATCGTAGAAGCCTTCGCCCAGCGCATCGTTGAGGATGGGGCGGTGTTTGCCGCGCAGCTTGTCCTTCGCGCTGTTGGCGTAGTTCACGTTGTAGGGCGGATCGGTGAACACCATGTCCGCCCGCTCGCCGTCCGGAAACAGGCGCGCATAGGCCTCGGCGGTGGTCGCGTCCCCGCAGACCAGGCGGTGCGGCCCGAGCCGCCAGACGTCGCCCGGCCGAGACACCGGCTCTTCCGGCATCTCCGGGATGGCATCGTCCTCCGTCCGGCCCTCGATCTGTGGTTCCTCATCGGCCAGCAGTTCTGCCAGTGCATCGGCGTCGAATCCGGTGAGATCGAGATCGAAGCCATCGTCCTGCAGCGCCTCCAGTTCGATGCGCAGCAGGGCATCGTCCCAGGTCGCGAGTTCCGCGAGCCGGTTGTCCGCGAGCACCAGGGCGCGGCGCTGGGTCGGCGTGAGGTGATCGAGCACGACCACCGGCACTGTGGGCAGGCCCAGCTTGCGCGCGGCGGCAAGCCGCCCATGGCCCGCGACCAGCACACCGTCGGCGCCGGTGAGAATGGGATTGACGAAGCCGAACTCCGCGATGGAGGCCGCGATCTGGGCGATCTGCTCGTCCGAGTGCTGGCGGGCATTGCGCACGTAGGGCAGCAGCTTGTCGATCGGCCAGAGCTCGATGCGATCGGCCAGCCAGTGGGCGTTCATTTCCTGTACAATACTTCTGTCCAATTCCAGAGGTGCCGCCATGACCATCGAAACCACCTACAGCCAGGCGCGCGAGCAGCTCAAGGCGCTGATGGACCGCGCCGTGGACGATCGCGAGGTCATCGTGGTGCGCCGTCGCTCGGGAGGAGCCGTGGCGATGATCGCGGCCGATGAGCTCGAAGGCTTGATGGAAACGGCGCACCTGCTGCGCTCGGCCAAGAACGCCGAACGGCTGCTCACGGCCCTCAACCGGGCACGCACGACAAGCCTGAAGCCCACGACGCTCGCCCAGCTCAAGCAGGACGCCGACCTTGAAGCGTGAGGCCTCGCGGCTTGCGGTCTGCCATCCGGAATTTCTCGAAGACCTGCGTCATTGGGTGGAGACCGACCGTCGCACCGCCCGCCGCTTGCTCGAACTCGTCGAGGCGGTGCTGCGCGATCCCTTCGATGGCATCGGCAAACCCGAGCCGCTGAAATACCTCGGCCCGGACGTCTGGTCGCGACGCATCACCCAGGAGCATCGCTGCGTCTATCTGGTCAAGGCCGATCGCGTCGAGTTCCTCCAGGGGCGCTACCACTACTGACGGTACGTTCGGCCGCCACCTCGTCGAAGGTCCGGCCGCTGCCCTCCAGCACCGGCACCGTGCCCGGGTGGTGCTGCAGCCAGCGGCGCAGCGCGACGTCCACGTACTCTGGAGCGAGTTCGATGGCGCGTACCGGGCGGCCGGTGAGTTGGCCGGCCAGCAGCGTGGTGCCCGAGCCCGCGAACGGCTCGAAGACGATCTCGCCCGCGTCGGTGTAGGCCTCGATGAAGAACTTCGGCAGGCCCAGCGGGAACACCGCCGGATGATCGATGCCTTCACCGATGCGGCCGCGCTGGCGCGTCACCTCGACGACCGAGTCCGGGATGCGGAACGCCTGCGTGGGCTGTCCGGCATGGTTCCAGGCGCCGACCTTGCCGTCCTTGCCGCGCATCGCGGTGGACGATCCGTCGGCGCGCAGGTGCGTCTCGTGCCCGGCCCACTTGCAGGGCACGATCTTGTTCGGCTTGCGCGAGCGTCGGTTGAAGTGGAAGACGAACTCGTGGCGGGGCGCCAGCCGCCCGGCCCAGTCGCCGGGCACGGTCACCGACTGGTCCCACACGTACCAGCCGAAGCGCCGAAAGCCCTGCGTGCGCATCCACTCGATCCAGCCGTCCCAGTACGGCTGCCACTCGTTGTCGCGATGCACGAGCCCGAGGTTGACCAGGAGTTGCGCGTCCTCGCGCAGTGCCGCGCGGGCAGCGCCGAACACGCCCTGCATCAACGCGTCCCAGTCCGCGATGCCGCCGGTGGTGTAGTCGCGCTGGTTGGCATACGGTGGGCTGGTGAAGAGCAGGTGCGCCCGCTCGCCCTCGAGGAGGCGCGCGACGGCGGCCGCGTCGCGGCTGTCGGCGCAGAGCAGTCGGTGTTCACCGATCAGCCACAGATCGCGGGGGCGTGTGACCGCCACCGCGGGCGGTGTGACGTCGTCCTCGTCCGGGTCGCGGACCAAAGCGCTCGTGTCCTCTTCGGCGGACGGTTCCGTCTTCTCGATGGCGTCGAGCAGGCCTTCGATCTCGGAGGCCGAGAAGCCGGTCAGGTCCAGATCGAAGCCGGCGTCGGCCAGTTCGGCGAACTCCAGCGCCAACATCGCCTGGTCCCAGCCGGCATCGAGCGCGAGCCGGTTGTCGGCGATCACGTAGGCGCGCTTCTGCGCAGGCGTCAGGTGCGCAAGCTCGATCACCGGCACCTCGGCGAGCCCCAGCTTGCGTGCGGCCAGCAGCCGGCCGTGACCGGCGATCACACCGTGCTCGCCATCGACCAGGATCGGGTTGGTCCAGCCGAACTCGGCGATGCTGGCGGCGATGCGCGCGATCTGCTCGTCGCTGTGCGTGCGCGGATTGCGGGCGTAGGGGATCAGCGTCTCGACCTTGCGGTACGTGACGGCGAGCGTGTCCAGAATCGGTGCCTCGGAAACGAAGAAGCCCGCCGACGGCGGACCGTGGGCGGGCTGGGGGTGTCGGGGAGAAGGTCTCGGGCTGGAGGGCTGCAAACCGCAAACCCTGCAAACCTCGGTTTGCACCCTGACGCTATCGAAGCGCCGCGCTCGCGCCCCCCGCATGGCTGGGTCGCCAGGAAGGACCCGTGAATGGCCGGGCGGCTTCCTCGACCGTCACCGCTGTCCAGAAGTTAGCCGAGATACTACCCCTGATCGGCCTGCTTTGTTGCACCCCTGAACGACCCCGGATTTGCATCCAGTCCGAAACTGTCTGTCAGCGCGCCCTGCGTTCATCAACGTTGCGCATGGGTTTGGAAGAGCTACCCCATCAGAGCACCGCCTCCAGCCCCTTGCGTTCGATGAGGTCGAGCAGCTTCTGCGAGGGACCACTGGGCTTCTTGTCGCCCACTTCCCACTTGCGCACGGTCGAGACGCTGGTGTTGAGGACCGATGCCAGCACGGCCTGACTCAAGTGCAGGCGTTCGCGCAAGGCGCGCACTTTCTCAGCGTCGTATTCATGCACCGGCTCCAGGCACAGCGCGTCGTACTTGCGCATCTTGCGCTTGTCGATGAAGCCCAGGCGATGCAGGTCGCGCGCCGTTTCGTGAACGGCTTCGAGCAGGCGGCTCTTGGACTTAGGCTCGTTTGTCATGGCAAATCTCCTGCAATGTTCCGTCGGCAACGGATTCATCCAACTGGCGCGCGGGACGGGCCAGCAGATCGGCGGCCAGATCCTGCAGCGCTTCCAGTTCCTCGTCATCGATGTTGGCCCGCTCGTTTTTCTCGAAGCCGTAGACGAAGAACCAGCGATCGCCCTTGTTGGTGGCGATCAAGGTGCGCGCGCCACCACGCTTGCCGCGGCCAGCCAAGCCCACGCGCTTTTTCACCACGCCACCGCCCAGGTCGGCATCGATGAGGCCCGCGGCCATCTCCTCGACCGCTTGACACAACCCGGCGTCTGTCAGTTCGGTCTTGCGCATCCAACGAGCGAAGTGGCGCGTCTTGAAGACTCTTCTCATTAGCGAAGTATGCCACTTAGTGGCACCATGTGTCGAGAAGTTCCTTGCTCTCCGTTCAGACGGTCGGCCACGATCGAGAGCGCCCGCTGCCACCGCCGCCAGGCGGTGGTCCGGTCGCAGCCGAAGCGGGCGCAGATCTCGCGCCAGCGGTGGCGCTCGGCGCGCATCCATACCAGGTGGCGTTCCTCTTCCTCCAGCCACAAGACCCAGCGCATGGTCTCGAGCATGCGCTCGATGGCCTCGGGGCTGGGCGGGAAGCGCCGGATCGTCGGCTCGGCCCCCAGCGTCTCCCAGGGCATGCGCCGGATCGCGGGCCAGGTGTTGAAGTAGCCCTGCACGCGCACGGGCGGCAATCGGTGGGCGGTGATGGCCGCCTCCCGGAAGCGTTCGGCCACCCGCTCGACGGTCCACTCAGCCATGGCGCGCCTCCCGTGCACCGTAGAGCCGCTCGCCGATTCGGCGGATCAGCTCGCGTTCCATCCCGTCGAGCCGGTCGTCGTCGAGGCAGACGACGAGCAGGCGTTGCTCGCGCCAGCCGCGGCGTTTGACGGCCTCCACGTCCATCGGCTCGGGCTGCAGGCGCCCCAGCGGGCAGCGGTAGCGAGGAGTCGGGATGTCCATCTCACGCCTCCTGCGCCGCGTCGTGCTGCTGGATGGCCCAGTGCAACAGCGCCAGGGCGTCGGCTTCGTTGTCGTCGGTGGGCAGGTAGCCGCGCGCGCGCATGGCCGCCATCATCTCGTCCTTGCTCGCATTGCCCTTACCGGTGACGTGCTTCTTGATCGTGCCCACCGGCACGCCCTGGTAGGGGACGCCGTGGTGCTCGCACCAGGCCGTGAGCGTGGCGAGGAACCCGCCGTAGGCGTGCGCGGCATCGGTGGAGGCGTGGCGGCGCACTTCCTCGAAGTACAAAAACTGAAGTTCAGAAACCGATGTCTGAATTTCAGAAATCCAACGGCCAAAGCGCAGGTAGCGCATGCCGCCGCCTTCGAATCGCTGTGGCTTGAAGGATTGGCTGCCGCTGGTGATGCGGCCGGTGCGGTCGCGCAGCGCCCAACCGCTGGTGGTGCCCAGGTCGAGGGCCAGGATCGTTGCTGTCATCGTTGCAGTCCTTCGTTCGTGTTCTCATGCCGGTGACCGAAGGTGACCGCCGTGGGGAATATCCCTTCCGCCCGCGCGCGCGTACGCGCGTAAAGCGATTCAATCCCTGGGCCAGTCACCTTCGGTCACCGTGGGTGGTCAGTCGTCGCGGTACGGGAGCCGTACGCCGGAGTCCTTGGGCTTGAGCGACAGGCCCGCCAGGGCCTTGACGCCGCCGTGGATGCGCGTGCGCTCGAAGCCGCGGTTGGCCAGTTGCTGCGCGAGCCAGCGGCTTGTGCCCACGTACTCGCCGCGCCGGCCGGCCCAGTCCTGCCAGCGCTGGAACACGTCGGCCACGGCCACGCGGGCCTGCGGGTGGCGCTGCGCCTCTTCGTCCAGGAAGTCGCCGACGGCGTCCTCCTCGTCGAAGTACTCGGCGGTGGCCGACACCACGCTGGCCGGGGGCCGGAGCCCCTCGCGCTGCCAGGCCAGACAGCCCTGCACCGCCCAGGCGAGGATCCCGTCGCGTTCGGCCAGGAGCTTGTCGGTGAGCCCGGCGTCGCGCCGCTCGGGCGGGATGGTCACGGTGAAGGGGATCAGGTGCAGCCGGCGCTTCATCGCCTCGTCCACGTTGCGGATCGCGGGCTTGTGGTTGCCGGCGATGACCAGCTTGAACTGGGGCGTGTACTCGAAGAAGTCCTGGCGCATGAAGCGCGCCGAGACCTTGTCGCCGCCGGTGATCGCCTTGACCTTGGACTCGTTCCAGCGCCGGCCCTGCTCGGTCTCGATGGAGGAGACGAAGCGCGCCCCGCGCAGGCCCGCGAGATCGGTCGGATGCCGGTCGCCGCGCGCCTCCATGAAGGTGTCCATCGGCGCGCTGGTGGCGTAGTCGCCGAGGATCGTGGCCAAGGTGTTCACGAACACCGACTTGCCGTTGGCGCCGGTGCCGTAGAGGAAGAACAGCGCATGCGCCGCCGTCGAGCCGGTGAGGCAATAGCCCACCATGCGCTGCAGGTAGGCCTGCAGGTCGGTATCGCCCCCGGTGACGTCGGCCAGGAACGCCCGCCAGCGGGGGCAGTCGCCGCGGGGCGTGGCGGTGGCGAGCTTGGTCATGCGGTCGGCGCGGTCGTGGGGACGCAGCCGCCCGGTGCGCAGGTCGACCACGCCGCCCGGCGTGTTGAGCGCGAACAGATCCGCGTCCCACTCCTGCGAGGTGGAGGCGTGCCGCCGGTCGGTGCGCGCCAGCCGCTCCACGCCGCCGACCGTGCTGCTCGCGGCGAGCTTGGCCGCCAGCCGGTGGGAGTCGGCCTTGAGGGCGGCCTCGCGGCAGATCGCCCGGATGAGGTGGTGCACCAACAGCGTCTCGTCCGCCTGCCAGCGCCGGCCGTCCCACACCAGCCACTTGCCCCAGGCGGCGCAGTAGCGCCAGTCTTCGCTGTAGCGGCTGGTGAAGCTCAGCGCCAGCGCGTCGTCGGTGGCCCAGACGGAAGGCTCCTGCGTGGGCTGCCCAAGTGCTGGCTTGATGCTCATCCGCGGGCCCGAGGCGATGAAGGCGGCGACGTCGAAGCCTTGGGCGACGGCGTCGGCCGCGTCCCACCCCTCGGGCTTGTCGTCGGGCGGCAGCAGCACGTCGCAGGAGGCGGCGCCGGCGGCGAGTGCGGCCTGCGCCGCGGCCATCGCATAGTCCCAGCCGGGTTTGTCGCGATCGGGCCAGAGGAGGACGGCCTTGCCCGCCAGCGGCGACCAATCGGTCTTGTCCACGGGCGCATTCGCCCCGTGCATCGCGGTGGTGGCCACGATCCCGAGCTCGATCAAGGCCTGGGCGCATTTCTCGCCCTCGACCAGCACGACCTGGGCGGCGTCCTGGATCCCCGGCTGGTTGTACAGCGGCCGCGGCTCGGGCGGGGCCATCTTGCGCCGTTTGGCGTCCCAGGGCCGGAATTCCTTCTTGCGCCCGGGCGGGTCGTAGCGGTAGACCACGGCGATGAGGCGCCCTTGTGCGTCGAGGTAGTCCCACTTGGCGGTGGCCGGGCCGAGGTCGTCGATCGGGGCCTTCTTGGCCGCCTTGCGCGGCGGCGCCGTGGGCGCTCGGCCGACGAGGTCCTCGGCCAGGTCGAGGACGCGGGCGAAGTCGCCGTGCACGTCCACGCCGAAGTGGGCGCCGATCAGGTGGAACACATCGCCGCCGGAGCCTTCGGCACGGTCGGTCCAGAGTCCCGCCTTGTCGCCGTCGAGCACGACCTCCAGGCTGTCGCCCGGGCTGCCGAGCACGTCGCCGATGAAGAACTTGCCGCGGCGCTTCTTTCCAGCGGGGAACAGGGTGAACAGCACCGACTCCAGCCTCGCGAGCAGGGCGGCGCGAATCTCCTCGCGGCGCGCGGTGGGGTCGGCGTCGGCGGGCGGGTCCGGGAGAGCGTTGAAATCGATCATGCACCGCCCTCCTCGCTGCCATCCGACGCGCTGCGGGCCATGGCTCTCGCGTGGTGCGAGGCCCAAACCTGCAGTTCCGACAGCCGGTAGCGCACCAGCCCACCCAGAAGGTAGTGCGGGATGCGGTGCTTGGCGCGCATCATTGGATCGGCGAACCAGTAGTACGGCAGGCGCAGGCTGGCCGCGGCTTGCTTGGCGTCGATCATGGGCTCGCCAATCGCGCCCGTCGTCGATACGGATCGGGTCCTCATGCCGCAGCCCTCCAGCACCGGTCCTGCCACGGGCACATCCGGCACTCGACATGGGTGGGATCGGAGAACGAGCGCGGCAGCAGTTCGCCCGCCTCGGTGGCCGTGATGACCTTCACCGCCCGGTCGGACATGCGCTGCGCCAACGCCGCATCGAACGGCACCAGCTCGGCGTGGATCTCCATGGTGTCGGCGTTTACCGCCGTGAACAGGGCCGGGTGCGCGTGCAGTTCGAGATAGGCCTGGTAGAGCGCGACCTGGGCGGCATAGACGGGCTTGGCGACCGCGAGGCGATGTCTCTCCAACTCGCGCCACGATTTGGCGCCCAGGCACTTGTTCTCCCACAGCGCGGGATAGCCGGCCCCAAAGCCGAGGTCGGGCCCGGCGACGAGCACGCCATCGACGTGGCCCTGCAGGCGCCCGTCCAGCGCCGAGAAGCCGAATTGCTCGCCCGCGTCGTCGCGCGTGCGCAGATCGAAGCCCGCCGCGCGCAGCCATCCGACCATGCAGTCCTCCATAAGGTGGCCGCGCTCGAAGACGCGCAGCATGCGACCGTCGGTCTCGCGACCCGGATCGACCGGGGCGTCGGCGACCTCGTATTGCAGCGCGCGCTCGCACGCGGCCCCGAGGCGCGAGGCGCCCAGGTACGTGCGGCGAGGCTGCGCCGCGCGAGACTGCTGCATCCCGGCATCGATCAGCGCCGTGACCTGACCCGACAGGCTCTTGGAGGCGTTGAAGTCCATCATCGCCGCGCCTCCTTGGGTGCTGCCGTGCGTGCCGTCTGCGCTTGAGCCTTCGGCTCCTCCCACGGCAGATCGTCCTCGAGGTCGGCGAAGGGGTCGGACACCGGGTCTTTCAAGCCCCGCACCGGCGGGTACTTGGTCGCTTCGTGGTGCTCGACCATCGCGTCCGTGTAGCAGGTGACGATGGCGTCGATCACCTGGAGCGCCTCGTCCTCGGAGTACGCGCCGAGGGGCTTGTCGAAGCCGATGCGTTCTGCCGCCGCGCCGAAGGCCTTGAGGCACTTCCTCATCGCGGCCATTTCGACGTCAGACGGGTCGATCATCGCGACCTCCCCGAGGGGTGGGCGTCCGTCCCGCACCCGCAGCCACTGACCGTAGAGCGCATGAAACGCCTCCTGGCAACGCCGCGAGCAGAACACCCAGTCGATCGGATAGCGCCGGGCGTCGCCCACCGGATGCCGAAGGTCCGAGTGGCCGTAGCCGCGCGCCTGTCGTTTGCAGACCCAACACTTCACTGACCCTCCTCTCACTGCGCCCAGGCGGGCTTGCCCGGCATGGCGGGGCGTTGCGGGTTGACGGGCGGCGTCGTGCGCGGCGGGGTTGCTGCGGCGGGCGCGCCGGTGGAACCACTGCCGGGGTTCTTCGGCGGCAGCCCCATCAGGCGGGCGTAGTCCGGGTGGTCGGGCTCGACGGCGTTTCGGATGACGTTCTTCAACTCGCCGCGGCCGTCCTTCTCGACGTCGATGCGGGCCGCAAACTCGATGCCGTCGAGCTCGTGGAAGCCCTGGATGCGCCGCGCGGCGGCGGCCTGCGGGCTCATGTCCTGCGGATGGACGTTGCGGGCGGAATTGAGCACGGCGCGCACGAAGCTGCGCCCCATCTGGCCCCAGGCCGGGCCCTTCGCGCTGTGCAAGCCGATGTTCGACCACAGCTTGCGCCGGGCGTACTCGCCCTCCAGCACCACGAACTCGGCCGCCAGATACACCGAGCCAGTTTCAAAGCTCTGCGTGGCGTAGCCGCCGGTCCAACCCTGGGCCGGGTCGTCGTAGCCCCCGGGCTTGAGGGTCATGCGCACGCGGGCGAGCGTGCCCTTGGGGATCAGGTCGAAGTGCTGCTGCTGTTCGGCGTCGTTGAAATCGGACCAATGGGTCATGGCTTACTCCTGGGATGCAGTGGGGGATGGCGGGATTCGAGTGGCGGCGGCGCACTTGTCGATCAGCGCGCGCAGGTTCGGCGGCTCCAGCAACTCGAGCTGGCCGGAGCGGTCCTTGGCCGGGACGCCGTAGGGGTTCACCGTGTGGCAGACGAAGGCGCGGTAGGACGATCCGTCCTCGGCCTTGATCTCGGCCAGCGTCACGACTTCATCGACGATGCCGGGCAGTTCCGCCGCGGTCTTGGCGCCCTCGATCTGCGGCACGAAGACCTTGCGGTTGAAGTCGTCCAGGCGCTCGTCGAGGATGGCCACGAACACCACGTGCTTGCCGCGCGCGTGCTGCAGGTGGGTCAGCGCCCCGATGAGTTCCGAGCCGAGCAGGCCGTAGGCGCCCCGGGTGTCGGGCTTGCCGTTGCGCTCGCTGTAGGCCTGCGGCTGGGTCTTGGCCCAGACGAGCGCCAGGCGCGCGAGTACCGTGATCGAGTCGACGAAGTAGGTGTCGTACTTGGCGAGTTGACCGGGATCGCCGTAGCGCTCGCACACATGCCGGTAGTGCGCCTCGGAGAACGGCGCGTCGGCGGGCAGCGCCGGGTTCGGGCCGGCGAGGAACACCACGAGATCGCGGAACTCCGGCCAGGTGCTCGGGCGCACGCAGTCGCCGCGCCAGTCCTTGACGGCCAAGTCGCCAGCCTCGAGGTCGACGAACAGGGTCGATCCTTCCGGCAGCGTCTTGAGCTGGCTGGTCTTGCCGATGCCGCTCTTGCCTAGAAGCACGAGCTTCACGCCCTGCTTCTCGCGCAGCCGCTGGTCGGCGGTGATGATGGGGAGGGCCATCACGCCACCTCCTTCAGCCGCTCCGCGACCGCCGGGTTCCAGAGGATCTGGTAGCCGCTGTGCCCGTTGCGCGAGTACGGCATGGCTTCGGCCCAGGCCTCGCCGGCCTCGGTCAGTTCCCACTCGTCGCGTTCGTTGCGCAACTGCAGGCCGTGCGCGGCCAGACGCTGGTTGGTGGCCTTGGCCGACAGGCCGAGCAGCCTGCCGAGCTGGGTGGCGTTGAGCGAGCAGATCGCCTCGTTCGCGGCAGTGTCCCTGGCAGGAAGGGCGCGGCGCAGCGTCTCGACCGCCAAGCCCGTGTTCTCCTGGATGCAGGAGAGCGTGGCCGCCATCGCGATGCCGGGTTTGACCCCCGGCACCTTGGCCACGGCCTCGCCGATCAGCAGCAGAGCGGCGACGCGGTCCTGGGTGGGTGCCGGCAGGGTCGGGCGTGCACTTGGCGCCGTGTAGCTGCCCGTCTTGCGGATCGCCGGCAGCACCTCGTGGGTGACCCAGCGCTTGAAGCGCTTGGCCTCGCGCTTGCGGCTGCCGAGGACCAGGCTGTACAGCCCGGGCTCGTTGACGACGTTGACCTGGTCATTGCCGCGCGAGATGCCCTGAATCGAGATCAGGGCTTGCTCGTCAGGGTCCAGCCGCGCCAGGGCGCGGGTGGTGTTCGGCAGTTCAAGAACCGCGCACACATCCGCCGCGACGAACCACGGTTCGCCTTGGGCATCCGTGACGACCCGGACCGGACGGCCTTCGAAATCAAACGGGATCAGTTCGGTGCTCATGGATCACTCCTCCGAGACGAGGGCCAGCCGGAACGTGGGCTTGCCGGGCTTGACGGTGCGGGCGGCCTCGAACCCGGCGCGCAGTGCCGGCGGCCAGTTGGAGAAGCGCGATTCCGAGACGGAGTACTCGACGTCGAGGTAGTCCTCGACCTTCTCGCCGGCGGCGGCGATGCGCCGGGCAATCGCCGCCAGTTGCGCCTGGTCCCAGGACACGCGCTTCGGGACATCGACCGTCACGCGCAGCGCACCGTCCTGCAGGTGCACGACGCCGAAGTCCTTGCCCGCCTCGAGGCGGGCAGCACGGGCCTGCTCGCCGTAGGCGGCCTCCAGCGCAGCGTCGAACTTGGCGCGGGCTTGCTTGAGCCAGGCGAGCGCTTCGTCGAGGTTGCGGCTGATCTGCGCCTTCTGGGCGGGCGGGAGTTGAGCCAGCTGGCCGACGGACATCGCGGCGATGTCGGCGGGGTAGAGGGTGAGGTCGCTCATGGCCGCCCCCTCACTGGTATGCCCGAGCGAAGGTCGAGTAGCGCGAGACGCGCCGCTCGAAGGCCTCGACGTCGCTGATCAGGTAGGTGACGCGTGCGCCCAGCTTGCAAAAGACCGGGCCCAGCTGCTCCTGCCGCCAGCGGCGCAGGGTGTGGACGGACAGTCGCCAGCGGGCGGCGAGTTCGAACTCGTTGAGCGCGACCGGCGTCGTGCCTTCGGGTGGTGCCGGATAGAAGTTCCGGGTGGATCGAACAGATGCAGGGTGTTTCTGCATGGCGGGGCTCCTTCTGTTTGGGAGCCCTCATTGAATTGCCCGGCGCTTTGGGCTTGGGCGAGTGCTTTTTAGGCGATCACGGGGCGCGGCCCGACCGGTGGCGAGCCAGGCATGCGCCTTAAGTCTTTGATTTGTATGGTTAGAACAATGTCTTTTCGGTTATTGCGATTTCGTTTGTTTCGTTTACAATGACCCCTATCGCATCCGATCCGACCAGGAGAGCCCCATGACGACCCCCACCATCCCCAAGGTGCTGCCCTCAGCCGAGGACGTCGCGCTGGCTCGGGAATCCGGGCGCGTGCTCTCGACGGTGCTGCAAACGCGCGCCGAGACCCAGCAGATCGACTTCCACGACGACAAGGGCGCCGTGCGCTCAGTGACGCTGCCGACGACGGCGCTGCGGTTGCTGCTGGACGTGCTGACCGAGATCGGCCAGGGCAATGCCGTCACCGTCATCCCCATCCACGCCGAACTGACCACGCAGGAAGCGGCCGACCTGCTCAACGTCTCGCGGCCCTTCCTCGTGCAGTTGCTGGAAAAAGGCGAGATCCCGTTCCACAAGATCGGCACGCATCGTCGGGTGCGTTACCAGGACGTGATCGCCTACAAGCACCGGATCGATGCCGAGCGCCGCAAGGCCCTCGACGAACTGGCCGCGCAGGCCCAGGAACTCGGCATGGGGTACTGAGCGGATGAGCTCGCACTTCACCGTCGTCTACGACGCCTGCGTGCTCTATCCCGCGCCCCTGCGCGATCTGTTGATGCATCTGGCGCTGTCGGACCTGTACCGGGCGCGCTGGAGCGACATGATTCACGACGAGTGGATGCGCCACGTGCTGGCCAGCCGTCCCGATCTCTCGGTCGAACAGCTCGAGCGCACGCGGCGGCTGATGAACGCCCACGTCCGCGACTGCCTGGTCACCGGCTTCGAGTACCTGATTGCCTCGATCGAGTTGCCCGACCCCAGCGACCGCCATGTGGTGGCGGCCGCCATCCACGCCGGCGCCAGCCTCATCGTGACCTTCAACCTCAAGGACTTCCCGCCCGAGGCGCTCAAGCCCTACAACCTCGCGGCGCAGCATCCGGACGACTTCATCGTCGATCTGCTGGATCTGCACCCGGCCGGCGTGCTCGAAGCAGTCGCCCGCCACCGCCGCAGTCTGAAGAACCCGCCCAAGTCGGCGGACGACTACCTGGACACCCTGCTGGCGCAGGGGCTGACGCAATCGGTGGCGGTGATGCGCCCATGGGTCATGGCCATGTGAGGCACCGCGCTGTATCGGAGGGAGCATGGGCAAGAAGACCCTGACCAACGCACACTGTCTGCTGGAGCTGGTCGAGCGCGTGCCGGCCTCAGTCCTCAAGCTGTTCGCCGGCCTGCCCGAGTGCCTGGGACTGCAGCGCGGGTTTGATTGGACGCGGGCGGACAAGGAGCTGAGCGCTGCCCTCATCGAGCACATCAAGCACCTGCGCAAGGAGCGGCGCGATCCGGCCGAGCGCGAAGCCTTGCGGGTGCTGCGCCTGAGCACCGCACGCGGGGCCGCCATCCTCGCCACCGTCGCCGAGCAGCTCTACGACGAGGACCTGCTCGCACGGTTTCGTGCGCAAGAAGGCGGCGAGGTCGGTCGCGCGGTGTGGATGCGCACGCACAGCGAGGCCTCGATCAAGCTCTTCGACACTGCCGAGTCCATCGTCAACACCCAGGACCTGAAGGGGCTCAAACGCCTGCACGACGCGTTCGACGTGCCTGGCGAGGCGCCGCCCTTCCTGTGGAACGATGCGGTCAAGGACCGGCTGGAAGCGCAACTCACCGAGGCGATGCGGCTGGCTGAGCCCTGCGAGGTCATCCACGTGGCCGTGGAGGAGCCGGACCGGCAAGGCCAGACCCAGACGACGCACTACCTCGTGGTGCGCTTCGCCGGCGATCAGGTGGCCGCGGTGGAGATGCGCAACCGCCAGCGCAAGAGCTTCTTCTACTTCCCGGCGCGCGACGCCACCCTCATCTACGCGCCTCATCGTGGGCTCGTCGAAGTCTTTGCCCCGACGCTGGGCACCCGTGCGCCGCTGGCCAACGTGCTGTCCCGGCACGGCTTCAAGGCCCCCTTGTCGAACCGTCCGCTGGACCGCTCGCGCTACGATCTGTCGCGCTTTGCGCGGCCACTGAAGGACACCAAGCCGCGCATCGACGGGGGCCGCATCGAGCGGCTGTATCTGACCGAAGCCAAGGCTTTGCTTGGGCATGCCACGGACGCCGTCACGCTGCACATCGACAGCGGCGCAGAACTGCACGAGGTGATCGACGAGCGCTGGGGCAACCACCCCTTCGCGCAGCCTGGTGCCTTGCTCGGTGTGACCCTGGTGGCCGAACTGGTGTTCGAGGGGGAGACGGCGGCCACCCCGCTGGCCATCGTGCTGGCCGAGCCCGGTCGCTGCAGTCTGGCTGGCGAGAAAGACCAACGCCTGCGCCGCGCCGGGATGCAACTGCTCGAGGCCCTGGGGGTGCGCAAACCGCTGCACCCGGGCTGCGGGCGGGACGATCCGAGCCTGATCGCGCAGGTGGCCCGGCTTCTGGAGAGCGCCAGCAGCCCGATGGACGGCTTCGCACTGCATAAGCTCGGCATCGACATCGAGCGGCTGCAGGACGAAGGCATCCTCATCGAAGGCGAGCGCATCGCCGAGCTGTCGGTCCCCGTCGACGAAGGCGAGCCGATGAAGGTGGTGCTCGAACGCTGCGCCGATGCCGACACCGTGCGCTACCGCGATCCTCTGACGGGCAACGACGTGGTCATGCCGGCCCGTCTCGCCCGGCGCTGGAAGGTGCAGCTGGACTGGTTGCGCGAGGAATTGATCACGGCGCTGGGATCGGCCTTGAAAGGACCCCGCAGTCGGCACTTCGACGACGAGCCGGTGTTCCTTGGCGAGATCGACATCGACGGCCATGCCGTGGCGCTGTACTTCGCCTCCAGGATGTCCCACGAGCGCGCGTACGCGAAAGTCGACGCTGCGCTGAGGCTTCGTCCGCGCCCGGTGGCGGGCGTGGTGTTGACGACGACCTCGACGCCGCTGCCATTCGCCGGCACCAATGTCGTCATTCCCATCGAGGATGTGCTCGCCGATGCGGGCAACGGCAGCGCCATCGACCTGGACCGGCTGAAGGTGGCCTATCGCCACGGGCAACTGGCGGCCATGGGCGGGTCGACGGTGACGCTCAAGGTCGCCCCCGATGGTCACGCGGCGACGCTGTACCTTCCGGGCAAGGCGCCGTGGCGGGTCACGGGCAAAGCAAGGATCGCCGTCTTGCAGCGGCTGGTGGAGGCCTGGGCCGCAGGAACGCCCCACGTCAACACGAAGGCGCTGATGGCCGGCACGGGCTGCACGTCTCCGGCCAACCTCTTCACCGGCAAGCACTCGCCCTGGCGCGACTATCTCGAAAAGGTCCCAGGCACGCGGGCGTGGCAGCTGAAGCTGACCCCACTCGATCGAGTGATCGTCGATGACAGCGACACGCGCAGCGCTGCGATCGAAGCAGTCACCGAAGACGTCTGACCGCCGTTGAGGCGTCAGCGCGCCGCGCCGATTGATCGGCGTTGCGATCCGCTTCGGAAAGCTGCGCACATCATCCCTGGCGGTTTCTATTCCCTGGAGCCGTCATGAAGAACCTCGAACTTGCATCTCCGGCAGAGATGAGCGCCAGCGCCCGTGCTGGCGAAATCACCACCATCCTTGCGGCCGCCATCGTCCGTACCCTCGGGTCTTCCGGGCTGGAACAGAGCGCGGTTCGCCTTGGCTTCTTGCCCGACCAGCGCGTTCATACAACCCCCTCTCAACAGGAGAAGTTGTGATGAACGAGAAACAAGCTTCCATCGCGGCGCGGATCGCCGAGCTGAGTCACCTGCCGATGGCCGAACTCTGGGTGCTCTGGGATCGGTACTTCGAGCGGCGCCCGGAGTTTCCGAACCGCACCCATGTCGAATCCCGTATCGCCTACAAGCTGCAGGAAGAAGCCTTCGGCGGACTCGCACCCGAAACGCGCCAGCGCCTTGAGGCCATCGGCGCGAAGCACTCCAAGATCAAACTGCGCGCGCGCCCGCGCAAGTTCGACTTCGCACCGGGCACCGTGCTGCTACGCGAATGGGGCGAGCGCGAGCACCGGGTGACGGTTGACGCCGATGGTCACTTCGAATACGAAGGCCGCCGCTTCAAGAGCCTGACCGCCGTGGCGCGGCACATCACCGGCCAGCATTGGAGCGGCCCGCTGTTCTTCGGCCTGAAGGGAGGCGCCTGATGACGGAAATCGCCTCCACCAAGGCGCGCAAGCGCTGTGCGGTCTACTGCCGGGTGTCGTCGGACGAGCGGCTCGACCAGGAGTTCAACTCCATCGATGCGCAAAAGGAAGCCGGGCACGCCTTCATCGCCAGCCAGCGCGCCGAGGGATGGATTCCGGTGGCCGACGACTACGACGACCCCGGCTACTCCGGCGGCAACACCGAGCGCCCGGCCTTGAAGCGCCTGATGGCCGATATCCAGCGCGGGCTGATCGACATCGTGGTGGTCTACAAGATCGACCGCCTGACGAGGAGCCTCGCCGACTTCTCCAAGATGGTCGAGGTGTTCGAGCGCCACGGCGTGTCCTTCGTCTCGGTCACGCAGCAGTTCAACACCACGACCTCGATGGGGCGGCTCACGCTCAACATCCTGCTGTCCTTCGCCCAGTTCGAGCGCGAGGTCACGGGCGAGCGCATCCGCGACAAGATCGCCGCGGCCAAGAAGAAGGGGCTGTGGATGGGCGGCGTGCCCACCATCGGCTACGACGTGGTCAATCGCCAGTTGGTGGTCAACCCCGCCGAGGCGGCGGTGGTGCGCCGCATCTTCGAGGAGATGTTGACCATTGGCTCACCCACGCAGATCGCAGCGCGCCTGACCGCCGAGGGCATCACGACCAAGGCGTGGACGACGCAGGACGGGCGGGTGCGGACCGGCACGCGCATCGACAAGAAGTACATCCACAAGGTGCTGCGCAACCGCATATACCTCGGGGAGTTGTCGAACCGGGGCCAGTGGTACCCCGGCGTGCACGAGCCGATCATCGAACGCCAGCTGTGGAACCAGGTTCACGCGGTGCTGGCCCGCGACAGCCACGCGCGGTCGGTGGACACCAAGATCCGCTCGCGCAACGATGCGCTGCTGCGCGGGCTGCTGTACGCGCCGACGGGCGAACGCATGTACCCCACGTACTCGCGCAAGAACGGCCGCAAGTACCAGTACTACGTCTCCAAGTCCGAGAGCCGCTTCGGCGCGCCGGGCAAGAGCTACGAGCGCCTGCCCGCCCGCGAGATCGAGGCGGCGGTCGTGGCCCAGATCCGCACCGTGCTGACCAGCCCCGAATCCATCGCCGCCGTCGTGCGCCACATCCAACGCCAGGGCGCACCGATCGACGAGGCCACGGTCGTGATGGCGATGGGGCGCCTCAACGACGTGTGGGATCAGCTCTTCCCGGTTGAGCAGCACCGCATCGCCAACCTGATGATCGAGCGCATCGATCTCGTCCACACCGACGAGATGCAGGGCATCCGGGTGAAGTGGCGCGAACTGGGCTGGGACGCCTTGATCGGCGAGTTCGCGCCCAGGAGCATCGGCGCCGAGCTGCTGGAGGTCGAGGCATGAAGGACGGGACGCTCGAGACCTTCGTGCCGCTGACCCTGCGGCGGCGCGGCGTGCGCCGGCTGGTTCAGCACCAGGCCGAGGACCGGGACGCGCACGACAGCACGCTCATCGAAGGGATGGCACGGGCCTTCCACTGGCAACGGCTGCTAGACAGCGGCGCGATGCCCAGCGGCTCGGCCATCGCGCGTGCCGAAGGGCTGCACCACTCGGTGGTCAACGAGCTGCTGCGCCTGACGCTGCTCGCGCCCGACATCGTCGAGATGCTGATGGCCGGGCGGCAGCCACGCCGGATGAGCCTGATCTGGTTCCAGCGCCACCCGCTGCCGGTGGACTGGGCGGCCCAGCGCGAGATCGTGCGGCGCTTCGAGGAGAAAGCGTGAGCACGAAGCACCGGGGACGCATCGAGGGAGCGCCGGTCACCCAGAAACTGCCGACGCCGGCGGGCGGCGTGAAACTGGAAACCTTCGTGCCCTGGCGGCTGGTGCAGCGCGGCATCCGGCGCGCGGTGATCGCGCCGCCCGGCGCACCGAAAGGTGTGGAGGTTCACTCGACGTGGGCCGGCCCGGCGCGCACCGAGGCCAAGGACACGGCGTTGATGCGCGCGCTCGGGCTGGCGCACCACTGGCAACGGCTGCTCCATGAGGGGCGGGTGGCGTCGGCGGCCGAGATCGCCCAGGCCGAAGGGCTGGATGTATCCAAAGTGCATCGCCTGATGCGGCTGACGCTGCTCGCGCCCGAGGTGGTCGAGCGGCTGATCGGATCGCCCGACCTCGCCGTCGAGAAGGTGCTGGGCCGCCCCTGGCCTTACGGCTGGCGCGAGCAGGTGCGGTTGCTTGACTGATGTCACGCCGCCGCACCCGCCTGCGGGCGGCTTTTTTGCGCTTCGTCGCGCCCGGGTCGCCGCCGCAAGGCAGTTTCTGACTACAACCGGGGGTCTCTAAGTCCTTGTCAGACAAGGAGGTGGCCCCTGGTTCCCACCACGGGCCGCAGAGAAAAACCGAGAACAGAGAGGCGCTGTCGGGGCGGGAACGGCGCCCAGACGGCGTGCGCGTCCGCAAGGCGCCGCCCGGAAACCGCGCCAATACTGGCGTTGCGGGCATGAAAAAAGGCCAACCGAGATCGGTTGGCCTTGGGGTATTGGTGGTGCAGACAACCACCGATTTCGAACTCATTTCCCAAACCCCTGCGCAATCCATCGGACCAGACCGGAAAGTTTAGGGCGTATGTCCGTTTCCCGCCGAACCTGCGGGAGCGCGCTGTAGCCTCGCTGCACACGGACTCACTGAATGAAGCGGTTGAGGTTGGACATGACCTGTACGAGGAGCTCAGACCTCCCGGCTTGGCGCATGCCTGCAACCGCTTGTGCATGGCTGATCGCCACCAGTCGCACCGGTCGGCCGGTCTGCTCGGCGATCGCGGCCAGTACCTCGACGTTGGCAATCGCCTGCGGGCCGTTGGGGGATTATGACTTGGCCGGCACAAAGGGGTGTTGTCTGTGGACTCATGGGCTAAAATGCGACAAGATGTCCTAACTCACTCAGACGTATAGTCTCATGGAGTGGCCCTTGCTCACCACGGTTCAACAACTCATCGCTGCGGCGCTCTCGCTGCCAGCCGACAGCGGCCACGTTATTTCCCGCTACGCACAAGAGTCAGACAACGATGTCTATGTCGTTCACAACGACCGAGGGACCAAGTACATAGTCTGCGGAGTTGCCAAGGGGGCTGCGCCGGATGCCGACGCGCATCTTCGAAAGTGTCTCCTTTCCGTGCCCACTGCCAGCATAGGGATTCAGCTAGACGCCACAGGGCAAGTCACAAAGATCATCCGGCGCAGTTTCCGCACGGGCGACTTCGACTACGTCGCATCGTTCGAGAAACCAAACATTCTGGCATCCGCTTATCGCCTTGAGCCTAAATCTCTCAAACCCCTTACAAGCAATCTTGAAAACGTACTGTTTGAAGTGCACAGCGCGTTCCGAGACATCGATGGACTTCACGCACCCGATGCACTGGACGAAATTTGCAAGTTAATCTACGCCAAGCTTTTCGATGAGGAGCAAAGCGTTAAGACGGGCGAACTCTTATTCCAACGTTCACGCTACAGATCGGTCGAAGAATGCGCGGCCGAAATCCGTCAGCTCTATCTGCGAGCGATCGATGAAGACAGAGCAATTTTCTCCAATAAGATACCGACATATGAACGTTCCCGTGGCGTCTTTCGTGAGCCATTGCTTCTATCAAGTCCAGCCATCGTTCGAGCAGTTGAGCTCCTACAACACCACGACCTGACCGCATCACCCGTAGATATCAAGGGCCGCGCATTCCAAAACGTCCTAGCTCCAGCTATCCGCGCAGGAATGGGGCAGTACTTCACACCAAAAGAAGTCATCGACTTCATCGTGAGGGTAATGCAGCCAAACGTTCGCGAGCTAATCATTGATCCATTCTGCGGCTCCGGCCACTTCTTGACCTCTGCTATCGATTACGTGCGACGAATGCACGCCAAGGCCGACAAGCTGTTCCACGAGTTTGCCTTCACGCGGCTGCACGGCATCGAGAAGAGCGATCGTATGGTCAGAATCGCCATGACCGACATGCGGCTACATGGCGACGGGCATAGCAACATCCGGTGCAGCGATTCGCTCTTGCCGTTCTCCAATTACCCAGACCTTTATCGCGAAACGTTCGACCTCGTGATGACCAATCCGCCATTTGGCATAGATCTACCGCGTGACAGCCTTACACAACTTGGACCATTTGAGCTTGCAACAGTATGCGGATCAACAGTCTCGCTAGAAATCGTGGCTCTGGAACGTTGCCTCCAGCTACTTCGCCACGGAGGGCGCCTCGCCATCGTCCTTCCCGATAGTGTATTGAGCAATCGAAACACCGCGAAAGTTCGCAGTTGGATTGAACGACATGCACGTGTTCGCGCAATCATTAGCCTCCCTATCGAGACGTTTTCCCCCTTCGGGGCAAACATCAAGACCAGCGTTCTGATTCTCAGAAAGCACGAGGTTAGTGAAACGTATACACGTAACTACAACATCTTTTTGGCCGATGTTGATTCCATTGGCTATGACGCCAGCGGCCGCACGTGCGGCGAAAGCAACCTCAATGCGGTTGCGGATCGCTTCAAGGCATTCATTGATAAGGAGGGTTGGTGATGTGGACGATGGTAGTCGAAAGTGCAAAACTGTTTCGGGCTGATCGGTGGACGGTTTCTTATTTCACTGAGACGAAGTTCGCCGGGAAATCTGCTTACCGGATGCGTCCCTTGAAAGAGTTGGCCGACGAGCGCCGCTCCACAGTCGACCCCCGGCAGTACGGGAGCGAGCCCATTGTCTACGTGGGCCTCGAAAACGTCCGATCGACGACCGGAGAGTTGGTGGAATTCTCTCCACGACCTGCGTCGTCGATAAAGTCTCGGTCGAAGACGTTTCGGGTCGGCGACGTTCTCTATGGACGTCTGCGCCCTGAGTTAAACAAAGTCTATCTGGCACACCCCCCGGTGTCCGAAGGCATGTGTTCCGGCGAGTTCATCGTACTTTCTCCACGCAAAGACGTTGTTCTCTCACGCTATTTGCGACACATCCTCGCTTCGTCATTCGTCACACAGTTTGCAAGCAAGTTCACCGTAGGCGCATCTCTGCCGCGCATGTCAACGCGGGATCTACTCGACATCGAAGTTCCCGTTCCACCTCTCGATGTGCAAGCAAAACTGGTTGAACAGCTTGCCCAGATCGATCAAGAGATCATCGCCTTGCGTTCGCGCTTGGATACGCTTCCTGCACAACAGGCTAAAGGACTCTTGGCTGCGCTCTCGTCAGGAACACCGGTCATCGAAATTGAGGTGGCGACCTAACTATAGAATAATCTCCGCAGGTGATCTTGGTAGTCGGGCACATGCTCCCGCAACAGTTTATTAGCTTCGGCGGCGGTCACATTGTTAGCTTTGATCCCAAGGGATTTCAACACAGATTGCCATTCAGCTTTCTTAAAGTGGTTGATCTCCTCGGACGGAAAGTGCGTGTGAATGAAGGATATATAGGCATGAACCACATCATCGGCCTTCCGCAGTCTCCGAAAGACCGAACGCGCAGCATCATTGTCGGTCTTCAGCATCCGCACGAGGCCGCCAAAATTGGCAGCATACTCGACGTTTGCTGGCTTGCATGACTGCGGACCTGATCGGCGCTCGCGCTTCCTTGCTGCGTTTAGTGGCTCTCCATCGTGTGTACATGCTTCTGGCGCACACCCATCAGGGCATTCTCTTCTATCAACGAACAACCCTCCTCGCGCGAGGTGAAGCTGATCTCGCGCCCTGATAATCGGCAGCGAAGGGCCAAGGAAGTAATCGTGAATTCTTGGCCATGAATAATTATTTCCCAGCTCGGTCCATGACCAGATGAGCACAAGAAGCTGATCATGCTCTGCCGTTTCCTTGGCAAGGTTTGTGAAGTGTCCTTTGGCTTCGTCTACGCCAATATTCATGGACTTGGCTTCGATACGAAACAACTCGCCACGTCGACTCCGAGGCTCCCATTCGGCCCCTCTTTGCAGGCAGGCAAAATCGGAGGGCTCGTGATCTTGCATCCACGCAAGTTCACATTCCCGTGCCAATCCACCCTCATTCATGAGGGTTTTGTTCATGTAATAGACCCACAGGGCTTCGAGCAGGCTACCCATGCCACTGCCTAGGCGTCCCCCTCGTGTCTTGAACGTCTGCGATGTGAAATCGTTGATCTCTTCGATCACTTTCGGCGCATCGTTATGCAGTATCGTCACTGCATCTGCACTCTTAATCTGTCGCATCACTTGAAGAACCTTCCTGCTACGCTATTTGATGCCATGGCTAATTTGTGGTTATTTATGAGACTGACGTTCCAATCGCCTGTTTAGCGGCGGAGAGCTCGCCAATGGCTATTTCGCCGGAGCGGGCAAATGGTGAGGCGCTAGGAAATCCTTTAATCACCCCACATCGAACGGGATGGCGGTTAAAGCTAAGGCGCCCAGTAAGCGCACAGAACCGAGTGTTTTGTCATGTTCACGAGCTTCCCCGAAAACTCGTGATCCACTTTTACTCTCCGAACGCTCAGGATTCTGATTGTAGCGTCAGGGAGCTTCTGGAGCTAGCAGGCAGTAAGGGATCTGAGGCAGATGACAGCCAGAACGAAGTCACCCCAAGTCTCCAGCTTTCAGCAGTTCGATTTCCGCCTCGCGGCGTGTTACCAACCCCGACAGCACCCCACCTCCGCCGTATACCCACCTTCTTAGCTCACGCGCAGAAGCATCCCAGTCCCGCTGATTGACCCGCCGCCGCAGCGTCGATGTCTGCAGCCGCCCCGCGCCAAGGTTGAAGGTGAAGTCCACGATGGCCGCGAGTCGGTTCTCGGGCTCCGTAGCCAGCACCGGGCAGTAGCGAAGCGTGGCGGCGAGCGCCACCTTCAGGTCCTGGGCGAGGTAGGCCTCGGCCTCGCCTTTCGTGATCGGCGGGTGCTTCGGATCGCACAGATGCCCGTAGCCGATGGTCCAGTAGCCGGCCGGGCAGATGTAAGGATGCGCGCGGCCGGGATCGTTCTTTGGCACGCGGTGGAAGCCCTCGAAGCGCTTGGCCAGCTCGATGGCCGCCTGCGGGACGGCGATCACCCCCGACGTCATGCTCTCACCCGTTCGAACACCCGGCCCAAGAACCAGAAGTTCAGGACGCCCGCCCACAGGGCCTGGTCGGCCTCGGTCCAGGCCGCCTGGATGGCCAGAATCCAATCCGCACCGGCCTCGAGGGCGCCCACGTACGCCGCGGTCTTGGCCGCGCAGTAGAGCGCCATGAACCAGTAGGTGATGATGGGCCGCACGCTCGCCGACAGCGCATCGGCCCAGCGGGCGCCCGATCGCTGCCCCTGGGCGGCGACCGCCTCGCGCAGGGTCTCGAGGGCGCCCACGTTCCATGCGGCATCGGCCCCGGCACCGATCTCGGCCATGCGCTGGGCGCCGCGCAGCTTCTCGAACTCCAGCGCCTTGTCCTGCATTGCCAGCTCGTGGGCGCGCTCGCCCTTGCGGTCCAGCCACTTCAGCACTTCGGGCGCCAGACGGAAGGCTCCTCCCAGGAGGCCGCCGAGCAAGGTCTCGATCATTGGCCACCTCCCATGAGCTTCAACTTGATGGCAGCGCCGACTAACAGCGCGGCCAGGATGCCGGTGGTGATGACCTTGACGGCGGTTCGCCATGCGGTGCGGCGGGCATCGCGCCAGGCTTCCAGCAGATCGCGCAGCTCGCGGATGTCCTTGGCGGCACTGCCGTTTTCCAGGCCGAGATGGGACAGGACACGCTCGGCCCCACGTTCGGCGGCGCGGTCGAGCAAGTCGTCGAAGTCCTCGCGTCTCAGAAGCAGCATGTTCTCCACCAGCGCGGGCGGATCGGTCGGGATGGGATCGGTCATCGTTTCCTCCAGGTCAACGAAGTTGCGGCGAAGCCAAATGCAAAGCCCGCCCAGCGCGTGTGCAACTGGGCGGGCCTCAGGGATGAATCAGCGGTGGGTCAGACCTCGATGAGTTCGAGCGGCAGGCTGGGCGCGACGGCTTCGACAACGCCGTCCCGCACGAACACTTTCTGGCCGAGGTTGGCGGTGCCGCGCGCCTTCAGGACACCGCCACCCGGTAGTTGAACGGTGATGACGCCGACGGCGACCTCGGTCACCGTGCCCGCCTGCAGCGGCGCGTCGGGCAGCAGTTGGCGGAACTGCTGGTAGACGTTATGCATAGGCCTGCACCCCCAGCGTCTGCCAGACCTCGGGGAAGCCGGCCTGCACCTGCGTGGCGCGCACCAGCCCGAGCCGGGTCACGCTGCCGTCCTGGTACTCGACGAAGGCTCCCGGTTCGATGATTCCGGTCTCCGCGAGCACGGGCAGGCGCAGGCTGACTTCGATTTGCCGGCCGGTGTCGGCGAGCACCGCGATGCCGCGCTGGCGCGCGGCGGCCGCCTCGGTGATCAGTGCATCCACGACCATCGGTGCCAGCACGTCGCCTGCAGTGCCGGCGCGCGTGACCTGGCCGAGCACGCCCACCCCTTGTCCGGAGACGAACACCCGGTTGTAGGCCGGCTTCTCCAGCCATCGCCGGGACTCGCGGGCCACCGCGTCGACGGGCAGCACGAAGTCCGGGGTGACGGAGCCCCACTCCCAGGGTGCCACCGGGTAGCGATGTCGGACTCGCAGGCTCTGCGCGGTCGGATGGGGCATCAGGTAGCCGCCCGCGGCGCCCGCGATGGCGGCCAGGGCCTCGATCCACGTCCCCTGGTGGGCAAACGCGCCGGCCGGGACGTTCCAGTCGGTCAGGCCCCAATCGACGGACCACCCGAGCGGCACGCCGTTGATGGTCAGCACGTCGTCCATCAGTTGCCGGGCTGTGCAGCCCTCGGTGTTCGAGAAGGTCATCACCGGCGCATAGGGTGCGGCCAGTACGGCGTTGCGTCCCCGGCCTGAGATGCGGATGCTGGCGTCGCCGAAGATGCGCTCGCGGCTGATGTTCTCGGCCAGCACGCGGAACGTCGTGCCGTTCACGCTGGCCAGCAACTCCACCGGTCCGGATGCGGCGCCGGGATCGACCAACGACTCGGCACTCGCCGGCAGCGACGCCTCGAAACCCCAGGTCCACGACGCCGCATCCAGCGACAGCGACAGGCTGAACACCGGCACCTCCGCGCCATCCAGCACGCGATGCAGGGTCACGTTGTTGATCACGAAGTAAAGCCTCCGGATGGGAACGACCACCGGCTCCTCGGCGGGAGGCGGGTTGTCGTGGTTCTCACAGATGAACAGCAGGTGGCCATCGGTCGCGGCCAACGCGGCGAACAGCAGGGCCGCGCTCGGCGTGTAGCAAGGCGTCGTCGCAGGAGGCTCGGGCACCACCAGCAGGCTGATCCCTGCGGGCGGCGGCACGGCGTCTTGGTAGCGACCTCGCCAGCCTCGACGGTCAGCCCACGCGCTCTGAAAGTCCGAGCCTTGGCCGCGCGTGACCCGTCGACCGCCTTGCCAGACGCCTGAGCGGCTTGCCCGCTTGCTGCGGTCGCCGTCTTGGTGCCGGAACTGCGTGGCATCACGGACAGCGCCCGCGTTCTGGAACAGAGCCAGGCGGACGGCCTCGATGTGTGTGGCGATCTGGTGGCCGAACCAGGTCGCGTGTCGCAACGGCGAGGCGTCCTGGTGGAGCCCAAGCCGCTGTTCGCGTGAAGCCGACAGCACGGGCGGCAGTCGGTGCGAGATGCCCTGCGGTTGGGAGCTTGCGCGATGCCAGGGCGCAGCCCAGCCCGATGGCTTGGCAGTCGCGTCCTGCTGAGCTTGCGTCGGCCCGTCCTCCTTTCGCTGGGCTACTTGCCAGAGAGGCTTCGTCTGGCCCACGGTCGGGCGCTGGGCGCACGAGAAGTAACGCACCTCGGAGGCGAACACGACCCCAGGCAAGATCGCGCTCTCGCCACTCCCGACGTTCAACGGCACGCTCGGGCGCAGCAGCACCGAGCTCACCGTGGGCGCCGGCAACAGCACTTGCAGTTCAAGCCGCGCGGGCGGGATGAACCGAACATCGACGCCCGGTAAGGGCAGGACGGCCTGAACCGTCAGGTCATTCCGAGGCGCGATGAAGTCCGCGCCGAACAGCAAGTCCGCGTCGGTCGGCGCCGGTCGGTCGAACCGCAGATGGACCTGCGGCGACCCGAGATCTGGCATGACTTCAGCCCAGGATGGCGGAGACCATGCGGGCGTCGCCGCCCAGGTACAGCGTGGTGCTGGCCAGCTTCACATCGCCGTTGCCATCAGTGCCGCTGCAGTCCAGGTCGAGCGCCGTGACGTCATCGCCATTGACCAGCCGGGCCCAGGTGGCGACGCCGCTGGCGGTGATCAGGCCGTCTTCCTGCTGCGTCAGTGTCAGAAGCCCGTTCGAGATCGTGCCCGCGGGCTTGGTCAGACGGATCTCGACCAGCATCGCGCTGGTGGGTGTTGTGGCCGGCGTGGCCGGGCGCACACCCCCGTAGATGCGCAGGCGCGCCGGGTTGCTGCCGGTATCCAGGAAGTTCAGCGTGCCGGCCAGCCGGGCCTCGTTGTGCTCGACGGTGATGGCGACGGTCATGACATCAACTGCGGCTGAAGGTTGTCCGCGATCACGGCGCGGTACAGGTGCTTGTGGTCGTAGCTCACGACCGTGTAGCGCTGGGTCGGATCGATGACCTCGAAGCGATAGTCCCCATTGGCATCGCTCCAGGTCTCAGCCACCAGCAGGCGGGTGTTCTCGCTGAAGAGTTGGACGCGCCGCTCCAGCGGCTGGTCGGGGACGCCCTTCTCCTTGACCGTGCCCGCGATCACGCCGATACCGCTGAAGTGGATGTT